CTCATAAGATATTTATATAAGTCTTAGTCCCTATAGCTTTGCGTCACTAAATTTCTCTAGTTTTGCCTATTTAGTCTTATTCTACAACTAAAATAATACAATAGAATTAGTTATTATTCAACAAGATTGTTTGAAAATTAAATAAATTTGTAGATGTGAATAATATTTTTTATATATAAAAACAAACTAAAACAGTAGAATATATGGTAAAAATTACCTATAGTTTTTGTTCTAAAAAGCTCCTATTATTAATTTAAGTTAGACGAATTAAGGAAGTGACATAAATGGAGCGACAAGAGGTAGAAAGTAAATTACGCAGGGGCGAATTAATGTTGATGGAGTACATGTGAAGGGAAAAGTCTACTCTATCTAAAAAAGAAATAGAAGTAGCAATGAAAGAAAAGTATAAGTGGAGAAAAAGCACTACAGAGATTTTACTTGGAAGATTAGTAAAAATGAGAATATTAAAAAAGAAGAGAATTGGTTTTCAATTAAACTATGAAGTGTTAGTAACTAAAAAAGAATATTTAGATGTAATAAAAGAAGAAAAAGATGTAAGTAAATATGATAATTTTTTTACACAAGTATTTACAACTATACATAAAAAAGAAGAAAAGACAGAGGAACAAATAAAAGTATTTATAGAAAGTATGCAGAAACTAGGAAAAAAATAATTTTATATTTTTATATGTTAATAGAAAGAAGGGGATATTATGCTAAATAAAAAATTACCAGATTCAGAGTTCAAGATTATGAAATATATTTGGAATACTGGTTATAAAACTGTAATATCAAAAGATGTGGCAGATGAAATGGAAAAAATATATAAATGGAAACAAACTACAACACTAACACTTTTATTAAGGTTAACTAAAAGAGGTTTTTTAGCTTCTCAAAAAATAGGTAAACACACACATTATACAATATTAATAAAAGAAAAAGAATACTTAAAATCAGAAACTAAAAAACTATTTGGAGGTTTACATAATAATCCTTTATCACAGTTAATATCAAAATTACATGATAAAGAAGAGGTAAGTATTGATAAAATAGATGCGCTTGAAGAATGGTTAAGAAGTTTGCAAGAAGATGAAGAATAAGAATATGCCAAAAGGTAGCACTCAATAGTAGCTACCTTTTTGTGGATAAAGCTGGGTATAAACTGTGGAAAAGTTATATAAAAATTGTGGATAAAATGTTTTGCTGACATTTAACTGACATAAATATTAAAACTTGATTTTAAAGTATTGAAATTTCAATTATTAATCATATAAAAATAGAAAAGTTATTATTTTAATAAGGAATAATAAATACGTATAAACAAACATAAATAAGTGTTAAAATGTGCAGTTTTAGCGGTATTTAAAAGAAATTATTATAAACTAACTGACTGACATTTAACTGACAAAACCTATTTTTTTAGGTTCAACTGACATTTAACTGACAGTCAGTTTTTATTATTTAAATAGAAGTTTACTTAAATTATCAGAAGCTTCTTTGTCCATTTCCTCTAAAACATGAGAGTACCTATTCATAGTTATTTTTATATCTGTATGACCTAATCTTTCTGAAACAACTTTCATATTAGTACCTCCTAGCAAAAGCAAACTTGCGTTTGTATGTCTTAAATCATGTACTCTAATATTTCTTAAATTATTTCTTTTAATAAAGTTGTGAAAAGTTTTACTTAATGCAGTTGGTATCCAAGGTTTTAAATTTGTATTTAAACATACTAAATTATTTTCATTTTCAAGTGTACCTTGTAATTTCATTTTGTTTTGTTTTAATTTTTCTATTTTTAGTTTTTCAATTAATTCTTTTGGAACTGATAACGTTCTTTTTGATTTTGCAGTTTTTGGTTCTTTAAAAGTTATTTTACTATTTGCATATATGAGAATTTGATTAATATTTATTATACTATTATCTAGATCAACATCAGACCATTTTAGACCAGCTACTTCTCCGATTCTTAAACCTAAAAGCAACATTAATAAAATAGGCATTTCTATTATGCTATTATTTAACTTTTCTATTAACAATAATGTTTCTTCCCTATTATATATTTCAATTTCAGGTGTAACATTTTTAGCTGGTAATTTTACAAAATCACAAGGATTTTCAGATATTTCTTTTAGTCTATAAGCCTCTTTTAAAACAGAAGATAGAAAATTATATCTGACTTTTGCACTTGAGGAAGTAGAATTATTGAAACTTTTATTTATAAAGAATTGAAGTAAACTAGGATTTATATCTATAAGTTTTGTATCTTTAAAAAAAGGTTCTATATAATTATTAACCCAAGATTTTCTATTTACAGTTGTGTAAGGAGACCAATTTTTTTCATTTGCAATTATGTACTTATAACATCTCTCTACAAGTGTTATTTTGTTTGGAGTTATAAACTTATTATTATTTATAGTAGATTTTATTTCAATTAAATGTTTTTCAGCATCCTTTTTCTTTTCATAGCTTCCATAACTTTTTTGTTTCTTTTTACCAGTTTCTTCTTCCACATATTCCACATATACATGAAATTTTTCCCCTCTTTTTCTTATAAAAGCTGATTTGATATTCATATGTAGACACTTCCTTTATAAGTTTTTGATAAGAATTTTACTTCTCTTAAAGTAATAAAAATAAAATAAAATGAATGTTTTTCAACATAAAGCATACAATATAAAAACAAAATACCTATTGAAAAAACGTCCAAATAGCAATATAATTTAATTAAGAAGAGAGGGGAGGTGTTACAATGTTATATAAAATATTACATTATTTTTCAAAATATAACTTAGTATTGCTAGTTTATTTTTTAATATTATATGCTGTTTTTAAATTAGTTTACGCTAGTTACGTAACACTTATTTTAACAACCCTGCTCTATATTTTATTAATTAAAAAGAATATATTAGTTTTTGATTCGAGCTGGTTAGAGAGAAGAAGGTAAAATTATCTTCTCTCTTTTATGTTAATTTTAAGCATTATTTTCATCATCATTAGATTCATCTGTTGAAACTTCTGGATTCAATGATTTATTTATTTTTATCATTTCACTTAGAACTATATTTGATGTTTCTATCTTAAGAGTTTTAATATCATCTCCATATATATCTTTAATTTCCTTATATATTTCCATTTCTTCTTCAAATTTTATTTTTTTACTTTCTTTTTTCTTTTCATATATTTTTTCTAAAATACTCATTAAACCAGGAACTTCAAAACCAAAAGCTTTACCCCCACCAACTGCTACATTTAATGCTAATAATATTTTGATAATATCCCAAATATGTGTTGTTATAATTTCTAAAAAACCTGGAGATTGGACATTGATTTTCATTTTAACACAATTTGAAACATCCAGTTCAGAATCAAAAAACATTTTTTGAAGCATAAATAAATTTTTCCCAACTTTTTGTTGAGTTTTTACATCTACTTTTAAGTGAGTAATTCCGTCTTTTATATATAAATTTTGAAGTGTTCTGTCTATTACATCTGCATAATTACAAGCATTTACAATAGTATGATGTGCTTGAAACATTTTAAATAAAAGGGGGTCTAAATCATCTCTATAGATATCTTTTATCCATTTAACATTTCTTCTTTTAACATAATCACATTTTTCTTCATTGATATCTTCTTCTGTTAATTCATGTAGACATAAATCAGAAGTTATTTCTCCAAAAGAAATTATAGTAGAGCGGTCGCTAGGAATCATAACAATATCTCCAATTTTCATCTGTGTTACAAATCTTTTTATAGAATTAATAATTAGACCCGGTTTATCGACCTTATATTCTTTACGAATTTTATCTTTAAGTTCCCATTCTAAATCTTTGTTTTTTTCTATTTGAGCAAATTCATTTTCATCACTAAATTCATTCCAACCAATACCAATAAAACTTTCTACCTTAAATTGTTCCCATAAATCACCACCATCAGTACGAACTAACCAATATTGTCTATCCTTATCTATTATTGGTATATTAAATGATTCTAATAATTCTTCATTTTCAAACACTATTCTACCCTCCTAATTTAGTTATGTAAAATACACTCCCCATCTTAAATTGCTTCTTAATTAATTATATAATAACATATATTATTTTAAACAAAATAAAAAAGACTATAAATAATAAAGTTTCATCTTTACTATATCTTTGTTGTTAATACAATTTTAAATTATTTAAAACTTTTTATGCAATTCGACTTTTTGTTTTTATCATACAAAAATTAATAAAAATTATAAAAAATATTATACAAACAAGAAAATACAAAAAATTATAATTAAAAAGACGATTAATAATACACAGGAATGGAAAAAATAACCAAGACTCTACAAAATTCGATTTTTTTGTTACAATTCCCCTTTTTTTATTGCATATATTTAACAAAAGTATTATTATGTAAGTAAGATAATTATCTAAGAAAATTTCGAATAATTAAAAAACATTTCTAGAAATGAAAATACATAGTTATATTTTATTAAAATTTGTTGGGAAATTTTAACTAAAAATAAGAACGTAAGTTCTGATATTAGGGGGATATGTATGTATAAATCAAATGAAAACATTAACAAAGAAGAGCGCATTAAAAAGACTATAAAAGAATTACAAGTATTATTAGAATTAGATGTTGAGTTTTTTGAAAGTTTATTAGAAAAAATAGAAAAAAAAGAAGAGTTTTAATTCTCTTCTTTCTTCGTTTTTATTATATAAGCATTATCAATTATTTTTTCTATAGCATTTCTATCATCATCATTGAGAGAATATATTTTTTTCATAAGTTCCTTAACTTTTTTATTAGCATCTGAATTTTCGATTATGTCAAAAGTTGTATTAGATGTATTAACTTTATCATTAATTGTATTTCTTGCATCACTTCTGCATAGTAAATAATCTACTGATACATCAAAATAGTCAGCGATATTTTTTAAAGTATCTTGGTCAGGAAATCTTCTATCACTTTCCCAATTGCTTACAGCTACTTTTGTAACATTTAATATTTTCCCAAGTTCTTCGCCTGTTATTCTTTTTTCACTTCTTAAATTTTTCAACCTGTTTCCAAATGTGTTAGTCATAGTATTCACCTTCCGTTTTTAATAATTAACTAAATGATAACATGTTATTAGCAAAATGATAACTGTTGTTAGCGAAATGTATATTTTTATTAAAAAATTCATAAAAAGCTATTGACAGTTAGCAAAATGTTAACTATAATTAAGTTAACAAAATGAAAACAAAGAGAGGTGATAAAATGGTTAACAATCTTGCTAGATATAGAAAGTTTATGGAGATGTCACAAAAAGAAATGGCAACTGTTGCTAACATGTGTCTGACATCATATTATATGAAAGAAAAGGGAGTTAGAGAGTTTACTCAAGCAGAAATGTTTAACATATATAATTGCATAAAAAAAAGAGTACCAGAAATAACAATAGAGGAAATTTTTTATAGAGAAAGTTAGCAAAATGAAAACAAAAAGATTGAAAGAAAAGCACTTTGAAAACTAAATATAAAATTTTTAAAGGAGCAAGTATATGAAAAATAAAGAAAAAGAAATATTCATTAGAGGAATTTTAATTGGAATCTTTTATTTTTTAGGAATTGTATTTAGTAATACTTTTTTTAAATAATAAATAGAAGGTGTAGGTGAAATACCAACTCCCCAAATCAAAATAACACTTTGGAAGTTAAATACAGAATATTCAAAAGAGGTGATTAGATGCAAAGAGAGCAAACAACGCTTCGTATACCAGAAGACTTGCACAAAGCGTTGATAGATTTAAGCAGTGATATAGGAATGCCTATTACATCTATTATAATAATTGCATGTTGGTTGTATATATCAAAGATAAATTAACCAATCCGATATGCAAAATGAATGCACAGCATTATTTATTAGAGAATTGATTGATAAATTATTTTCTTTAGCTGTTTTCTCTAGCAACTCTTTTAGGACACCAGGAATCCTAAGAGTAGAACGAACAGTATCATCACTTTTATACGAGATTGATTGAAGTTTATTAATTTTTGAATTTCTAATAATATCATTAATAGCGTATAGAATAAGCGAAGATTTGAGAATACCTGTTTGATAAGAAATTTTTTCTAAATTTTCATTTAATGGTGTATATATTCTTACAGTAATAGTAGTCATTTTGACACCTCCCTAATGACATTATACAAAAAATATTTAAAAAAGTCTTGACACTAAAATAATGTCATAATATAATGGATATAGACAGTAAAACAGTGTCATAAGGAGGGAGGAATAAGAATGGAAAAAGTAAGAATGACAGTAAGGCTCGTCCCAAAATTAAATCAATATGTACAGAATATAGCCAAAGAATGTGGAAAAAGTAAAAATTCTATTATTGTGGATGCATGTTGGGAGTTTATTGAGAAAATAAAAAAAGAAAATAAATTCAATGTAGAAAGCGAGGAATAAATATGAATAATCTACAGATATTTGAAAAATTGGAATTTGGTCAAATAAGAATGGTTGAGGTTGATAAGAAACCATATTTTGTTGCAACAGATATAGCTAAATGTTTAGGGTATGCAAACACAAGTAAAGCAATAAATGACCATTGTAGGTGGGTAACAAAAAGTTACATACCTCATCCGCAAAATGAAAATAAGGTATTAGAAGTAAATGCAATACCTGAAAGTGATATGTATAGATTGATTGTAAATAGTAAACTACCGAATGCAGAAAAATTTGAAAGTTGGGTATTTGATGAAGTTTTACCAACAATACGTAAAACTGGAGGATATATACATACAACAGAAGATATGTCAGATGATGAAATTATGGCAAGAGCATTACAAGTAGCTCAAAGAAAAATAGAAAGTAAAAATAGAGAATTGGAAGAAAAAAATAGATTTATTAATCAAATAGCATCTTCAAAAAATAGTTTACTTGTAAGAGAGGTAGCAAAAGTAATCTCTAAAAGTAATGGAATAATAATTGGTGAAAAAAGATTATATGAAAAATTAAGAGTATGGGGTTTGGTATTTAAAAATTCAACTGAACCAAAACAATTTGCAGTGGAAAAAGGTTATTTAGAAACTGTGGAAGGTACTAGAGAGACATCAACAGGTGTATTTACCTATAGAACAACAAGAGTTACAGGAAAAGGTCAAGAGTACATTCTAAAAAGATTATTAAAGGAAGAAGAAGAACAATTATCAATGTTAAGTTAAATCATAACAGCACTTTGAAAATTAAATACAGAATATTTTGAAATATATTGTTTTAATTAGTTATTAACTAGGAGGTTAAATGCATGAAAAATAATACAAGCGATTCAAAAGTAAAATATTTTTGCAAGTGTCCATACTGTGGGTTTGATAATGAGGTAGAAGTTAAAAAAGGGTTGAAGCCTAAAATATGTTGTATATGTACAAAAGACGTTGAGTATGAAAAACTGGAGCAACAAAGTACTCCAGCAAAATAGAAATTAATAGATACGAATATTATCATAAGAATCTAATTCTTTTTCTAGCTCATTTGCAACATGATTGTATTGAAGCACATATTCTGCTGCAAAGTTAGAGTTTGATATACGCTCTTGACATGCAGGACATGTTAAACCATGGTTGCAAATTTCTCTAAATTTAGATTCTGTTATGGTAACTTTTGTACCACAATCGAAACAAGTAGCTTCAATTTTAGTTATTTTACTGATATTCATAAATCACCACCTAACCATATATTTATAGGATTTATCCTACAAATATAGTATATCAAAGGAGGGAAATAATGGCAATTAATGACAACATAAATAAAATTTTAAAAGATAGAGATTTAAAAGCATGGAAATTAGCAAAAGAAATAGGCGTAGATTCAGGGAATTTATATGCAATTTTAAGAGGAGAAAATAAAAATCCAACTATAGATACATTAATAAAAATAGCTGACTATTTAGACGTTACATTAGACGAACTAGTTGGAAGATAGAAGGGGTGAGATAAAAATGAGTGTAGCATTACAATTCATAGACACAAAAGACTTAGTACAAGAGTTAATGCGAAGAGATGATACAACAGACATCATCAAGATGTTTTTAGATAGAGAAAAAATAAAGAGGTTGGATTTAGTTACAGTAAAAGAATTTCGTGAGTACTTAAAAGTGTCAGATGCAACTGCGAGAAACATGATAAGGGAAGCAATAGCACAAAAGCATTATACTGTAATTCCTATAGGTAATTCCTATAGGATAGATTTAATCTCTTTTGAAGAATACGTAATGAAAAATGCATTGAAAGATAGGAATGTAATGAAAAAGAGAAAGGGGGTGATTTAATTGGAACTGTTAAGATACAGAAACAAGCTTGTTTTACTCAAAAATGGAGAAAAGATTGCAACTATAAGTTTAAAAAGGAAATTTCTCAGCAACAGACTTAAATTAAAAATAAGATAGGAGAGATAAATCGAAAATAATTTATAAAAACAAAGTTTACAAAGTAGAACAAGACAAAAAGTTATTTAGAATTACATACTATGATGAGCAGAAAAATAACAGGAAGTTTAATAACAATAAGAAAGTAAAAAGAAGTGTTTTAACAAGAGATATAGAGTTAGTTAACTTGTATTTACCAAGTAAATTAAAAATTAAGGGGGATTAATCATGAAAAGTTTAATTATAGTGAGAAATTCAGTAGAGCAACAACTAAATAGAGCTAATTTAGAAATAAATAAAAACGAGCAACTTTATACAAAACTTAGAAAAAAAGAAGAAAGAGATATATTAGAAGACATTGCATTGAGTAATGCTTTAAGAGAAAAAAGTGTAAACGAAAGATTAAAAATATTTGCTGAGTCATTACTAAAAATTATAGATACACAAATTGAAATAAAAGAATATGAAGAAAGCGAGGATTACAAGATATTTGAATTAATTTCAGAAGAACTTGAAAGAGATAGACCTATAGATGTTCAGATATAAGAAAAGAGCCACTGCAATGGCTCTAATCAAAAATATATCAAAAATTTAATTAGCTATATTATAGCATAAACGGAGGGAAATTATGAGTACTTTATACGAATTAACTACAGATTTATTAGAAATAGAAGAAGGTTTAACAGAAATAACAGGAAATGAAACTGAAAAACTAGAGGAAATAAAAGAAATAATAAAACAAGAGATACAAGATAAAAACACTAGGATAGTTTCAGTAATATTAAACATTGACAGTGATATAAACTCTATAGATTCAGAGATTAAAAGATTGCAAGAGTTAAAAAGGGTCAAAAAGAATACTCTTGATAGATTAAAAAGCAATATAAAAGACTGTATGGAATTACTTGGTACTAAAAAAGTAGAAACAGTTTTAGGAAATATAAGTATAAGAAAGTCAGCAGGTAGCTTAGTCATAGAAGATGAAGAAAAGATACCTGCTATATATAAAACAGTAGAGCAAGTTGTAAAAGTAGATAAGAATATCATTAAAGACTTTATTAAAAAAGGTCATGAGGTTGAAGGTTGCAGGATTGAATATGGAACTACACTAACAATTCCAAAAGCTAAAAAGTAGGTGAAGACCATGGAAATTAATAATATTTACATTAAATTGATGAATGTAAGAGTTAAATTTAGTAAGTTGAATTTAAAGAAAAGTGGAGAAAATAAGTTCGCTAACTTCAAGTATTTTGAGTTAGCAGACTTTCTACCACAAGCAACTGGATTACTTGAAGAAGCCAAGTTGTGCCCTATAGTGACCTTTACAAATGAATATGCAACTCTAACATTAATTAATGGAGAAAACCCATCAGAGCAGATTATATTCACTTCTCCAATGCGAACTTACAACTTAAAGGCTCTAATGAATTACAAGCACTAGGAGGTATAGAAACCTATCAAACTAGATATTTGTACATTCAGTTACTCAACATAACTGAAAGTGACACTTTTGATGCAACTAGTGGCAAAAATGAAGCTAAAAGTAATTCTAACAATAGAATTTTAACAGATAAACAATTAAGTAGGTTATATGCAATAGCAAGTAATGCAAATGTTAATAAGGAGAGCTTAAAAGAGAAAGTATTTAAGAGATTTGGAAAAGAGATAAAAGATTTAACAAAACAAGAATATGACACAATTTGTAATGCTTATGAAAAGCAAAATCAAGAGTAGGTGATATATTGAATTTTAATAATGAAACATACTTTCACATAAATTTTGACGACCCATTTACAAGAGTACCTAATACAATCCTCGACAATGAAAATCTTTCTTATTCAGCTGTAGGAGTAGTCACTCAAATGTTAAGATTTCAAAGGTCGGGTAGCCATAAAGTGTATGCAAAATCATTAATAAGCTATAGAAAAGATAGTAAGACAAAAGTAAGTAATGCTTTAAAGGAGCTTATGCAGGAAGGTTTTGTTATTAGGACACAAATAAGGGATGAAAAAGGTCAAATGAAAGGTTATAGATATGATATTTTTGATACACCTCAAAATGTAAGTTCTGAAAGTGTTGAAACGACTGAATCTCAACCGTGTGCCGTTTTCCCGACTCCGGTAAAACCGGAAGCTGGTAAAACCGAAGTCGGTAAAACCGGAAGCCGGCAAAACCGAGGTCGGGAAATCGGCAACATAAAAGAAAATAGTATTAAAAAGAAAATAGGTTTAAAAGAAAATGATGTTGTTACTACTGTTATTGCTGAACAATCTGAAAAAAATAAGACTGTCTACATAAAAAAATATTATGAATCTTATATAGGTGTGATTACTCCAAATAATTTTCTTCAACTACTGACTTATTTAGATGATGGAATGGAAGCTGATGTAATAATAAGAGCTGTTGATGAAGCTGTAGGCAGTGGAGTTAAGAATTATAAGTATGTAAAAACAATCTTAAATAACTGGATAGAAGCAGGTGTAAAAACTGTTTTAGAACTTACAGAGTATCAAAATGAGTTTGAGAGGAAGAAAAAGAGTAAACAGGAGAAGAAGCAGTCTAATAGTAAAGCTGTGAATACTCATAATGTGAATAAAAATAAGTTTCATAACTTCAATGAAACATTTACTCAATATTCACCTGACGAACTAGATGACATAATTAAGAAAAGCCAAAAGGTTAAATTTAAATAAAATTAAACTTCTAGGAAGCAATATATTGATATTTACTTCCTAGAAAGGGGAGGTACAAAATGGCGAGAATATATGCACAAAGAAGTGGTTCTTTAAATGAACAAGATAGATTGGAATTATTAAGATTACTTGGGAAAGCTGGATATACAGTAAAGATTGGTAGAGAGAAACAAAATAGCAAGACAACTTATACTTACTTTGTTGAGTACACAGAAGAGCAGGAAGAAAAATAGAAGGGGGCTAGTTAAATGAATACAATAACTTTAGTTGGAAGATTAGTTGCAGATGCAGAATTGAAGTACCTTCCAAATTCAGGTACTCCAAAAATAACCTTTTCAATGGCAGTAGATAGAAGGTTTAAAGATAAAAATGGAAATAAAATAACTGATTTTATTCAATGTGAGCAATTAGGAAAACATGTAGAGAATTTAGTGCAATATCTTGTTAAAGGTAAACCTATATATGCTGTTGGAGAGTTAAATATATATAATTACAAAGATGAAAATGGTTGCTGGAAATCTATTACTAAGGTTAATGTAAATGCTTTAGAACTACTTTCTAGTAAAAATGATAATAATGCTAAACAAGAATATGTACCACCAGGATTAGACCCACAAGGTTTTCAAGCAATAGATGATGACGATATACCTTTTTAATTAAGTTAAATAATCTAGGGAGTAATTACACAATATTACTTCCTAGGAGTTAAAAATGGAGGGATAAAATGAGATTTGAGATAGGTAAAACTTATAAGTTTGATAAAGAGAAATTTATGGAAATTAATGGTGTAGAACAACATAAAAAATATAAAGAACTTTGGATTGATGATATTGAAGGTGTTGAATTTACTGTTGAAAAAACTTTTGATGATGGCTATGTTTGCTATCCAAATGAATTTTGGTTTAATTTTGGTGTAATTTCGGAATGGTGTGTTGAAGTTAAATAAGGTAGGGGGTATTAGAGATGATAATAATTAGAAGTCAAGATAGATTAGATTTAATGAGAGTTAACAGAGTTGAAATAGATAGTAGGTATGTATATGCAGTCTTTGAAGGGGAATCAAATGTTAGAGAAATAGGTAGGTATAAATCAGAAGAAAGAGCTATTGAAGTATTAAACATGATACAGAATGCTGTTATTGCAGGAACTAAGTTTGACATTATAAATAAAGACGGGGTTAGATGCAACAAAGAAAAAGTGTTTGAAATGCCAGTTGAATAAGGAGGGAGCTGAAATGTTAAAGGTTGAAAAATATTTTAGTGGTTCTTTAGGAACAAATATCATAGATGATGACCCTACATGTAGAAATTACTTAGCGTTATATTGTTGCTTAGTTGGAGTTGAAAGAAAAGGTAAAAAAGTAATACCGAGAATTGACAGTATGTTGTCTGAATTTGGTGTGAAAAGTAGGTGTAAAAGACCTCATAATAATAAGCCAATAAGATTAATAAATGTTAAAACTGGAGAAGTGAAAGAGTTTGAATCTATTGATAGTACTGCTTGTTTTTTAGGATTAAAACAACCAGCAGTTAGTCAAATATTAAAAAGAAAAACTCCAAGCAGAAGTGGATGGAGAGCTGAATATATTAAGGAGGAATAATGGAAGTTTCAAGGACTGAATACACAATTAAAAGAGCAAAAGAGTTGTATGACAATGGAGAGGATATATTTATTGCTATAGATAAGGCTAGAGAAGAATATGAGGAGATGATTAAAAGTGAGTTTAATTAAGTACAGAGGTTATGATTTTGAGAATGAGAAATGGATTTATTCTGAAACAATAAAGTGGAGTGATGCAGTAGATTGTTTATTTATGCTAAAAGAAGATTGCGAATGGCAAAAAGTATCTAATATTGGAGTATTCTCTAAATGTTGGTCTGGAAATAATGAAGAAATTTATGAGGGAGATATATTGAAAGAACCCTATAATACTAAAAATAAATATGAATATGGCATTGTAAGACAAGAAAATTATGTTCTTGAATTATATGTTGAATGGCATTATTTAAAGCGATTTGAAGGTAAATTGGAGGAAATTACAAGTAAAGCAACTATAATGAATAGCAAAAAATATGTAGTAGTTGGTAATGAATGCGAGAATTTAGAGGAAGTCAGAGCAGAGTTCTTAGAACGTAAGGAGAGTCTTGAAAATGAATATCTTAGCTAGTGCGATATTAGTAATAGGAAGTTTTATAGCTGGTAGGGTTTATGAGTATAGATTGAATTTAAAAGAGTTTGAAAATTATGATAATAAAAGGGGTGTATAAGAATGAGCAAAGTTATACAATGTGACTTTTGCAAGAGTATATTTGAAGAAAATAATTTAGAATGTATTGAATTGTATAAAAAGAATAATGTGAATGAAACAAACAACATAGATAAACATATGTGCTCAGCATGTTATGAAAAATTTACTGGAGAGAAAGTAGAAAAGAAAATAACTAATTTTGAAAAGATAACTAGAGATAAGGAAAGTTTAAAGGATTTCTTGTTTGAATGTGATGCAGAGTGCAGTTGTTGTATTTATATGAATGAAGGTGATTGTTATCCGCCTGATTGTGTAATAGGATGCGAAAAGTGGCTTGATATGGAGGTAGAGGAATAATGGATAAACTTTATATATGCAGTCCGCAAGGGGTAGAAGAAGTTGAAATATTAGAAGAAACAAAAGGTAGATTCAAAGTAGGAAGGAATAGTCAGTTTTTAAGAGTTATTAATAAAAGTGGGCTTGATGTCAAATGTGCTGGTTATGTTGCTTCTTTAAATAGAGATAGAGCTATAGAAATTTGGAATGATGAAATAAGCAAAAAAATAGAAAGATTAAAAGGATTTTTATATACAGAAAATATCTAATTAAAACAGTTTAGAGGAGGAATACGTTATGAAATATAAAGAATATGAGGTAGCTTTAAAAAGAATTAAAGAGTTCGAAGAAATAACAAAATACAAACAAATTGCTGACGAAGTATTAGAAAAATTAGATTCTAATAATCGTATATTAATAAAATTTGATTTTGGTGATTGTCAAATACAGTTAAATTTAAGTTCTGATGATGAACAAGAACATTTTATAAAAAAAGAAATGTATTGCGCATTTAGAAATATCAAAAACAAACTTGAGGAAATGCTAGAAGAAATATAAGTGAAAATATCTAATTAAAACAGTTTAGAGAGTTGCAAAATGTCTTTTAATATAAATTATTGTTTGAACGTTTTGTAACTCTCAAAAATGAAAAATAAGGGGTGGGATAAGTGTATGAATATATACTTAGATGGCAGATAGGATTGTCATTAGAAAATAGAAAAATACATTACACATATGGAAGTAAAGACGTTTTAAGAGAGAAAGCAAAGGTATTGGCTAAAGATGAAAATATAGTACTAATAACTATAGATAAGGTAGATGAAGTTATAAAAAACACGATAAGCGAAAAGATTATAGAACGTTTTGAAAATTTATAAGGGGTGGAATTATGATAATACACAAATTTATAATACATGTTTTAGATAAGAATAGCGATACGCCGATATTGAACGATTTTGAGGGCAGAGTTAATCAAGATATGGACCTATTTTTTCAAAAGAAAATCAGCAAAGTATCTGGAGATAAAGACATCAGAACAGCGGTATTTAATAACTATAGTAACAATCTAATTAAGAAGTGTTGTGAACAAATTATTTATGATGAAAGTTCATTTTTAAATAACTCTAAAGAGATTGCAGCTTATTTATTTGATGTTATGAAGCTTAATGCTACATTAGAATCTTGCGACTTAGCAATTTGCTTATACTCTCAAAAAGATGAAAAGAAAGTTGCTATATTAAAGCTTGATTACAATAATTCGTATACTCATTCTATTAGCTTTGAAGATGATAAATTTAATATACAGATGTCTAAAAATGAAATTAATATACAAGAGACTAAAGCAATTAAAATTGGTGCATTGATTGGATTAAGTGGAATTAATGACGAATATCATCTAAAAGTATTGGATAAAGATGCAGAGAAGGAAGGAGCTAATTCTAAGTTTGTTACAGAGTTTCTAAATGCTACTAAAGTGAAAGATGACAAGTACAAAACTAAGATGTTTAAAGCTTTTGTGGACTCTTATATATCACATTTATATAGCGATATGAAGCAGGGCGAAGACGTAAGAAGTATACTGCTTTACATGCTAAGAGAAAAGCAAAATCTTGATATAAATGAGTTTGCTGATAAAGCGATAAAGGATGATTTAAAAGATAGTTTTAAGGACCATGTAGAAGAAAAAGGGATTGAAAGTTTTAATATTGATAAAAAATGGGTTGAAAAGAATCTGAAAAACAGATGTATCAAGACAGATACAGGCTTTGAGATAAAAGGTAAGATGGATGATTTTGAGGACCCAATGAAATATACAGTAAGACAAAATCAAAATGGGTCTATAGATATAGTTATTAAGAATGTAACATTTTATGAGGAAAAGTAGGTACTCATGTGACTATTGGCTAGAGAAGGAGAAGTAAATAATAAGAGGATGTAAATTTAAACTAGTTAGGAGGAATAACTTATGAAGATTTTTTTATTGACTATACTGCTAATAATTATTTGTATATTAGCAAATTATGTGAAAAATCGCATATATAAAAAATCTATAAATAATTTAAAATATAAATATTCTGTAGGGGAAAAGATTATATATCATCAAATAAACTGTTACTATAACAGAATGGTTGGTTGTGAAATTTTAGAAAAATGTTATAGTACGAAATTTAGAAAAAGAAATACCCCGCTTTATAAAGTAAAAGCATATGTAGGTGATAACAATACAACGTGGGTTATACCAGAGTGGAGAATTGAATGTCTTGCTACGACTTATGGAGAATTTCCTAAATATTAAATAATAAAAATTGGTTGGAGTATAAATAGTCAAGGCAAGTTTGTGAATGAAACTAGAAGTTTATAGACTTGCTTTGACTTATAAAAAGGAGTGGTCAATATGGTTATTACAGAATTTAAAGTGACTTGGCAGACGACTAGCGAGTGGCTAAAAGGGGGAGTGTACAGCAACATTTTTAATAATTTAGAAGAAGCAAGAGCTTTTAAAAAAAATCAAGAAAATATAAAAGAAAATTATAATGTGAAGCTTTTAAGTAGAACTATAGTCGAAATTGAAATAGACTAAAAATTTCAAAGGGTGTGAGCTTATGATACATGAATTGCAAATATCTTCTAGTACTTTTAAAGATGTAATTAAGAATAAAAAACAAATTGAAGTAGAGTATACAACAGATTTTAAAGTAGGAGATACAGTCATATTGCAGTCATTTAAGGATAAAAAGTTTACAGGAATCGAGGTAAACAAAGAGGTTGAGTATTTTATTAAATTGGGAAATGGTTATGTGCAATTAGGAATAAAATAAAAATTTGAGGAGGAGCAAAGGAATGTTAGAAGATGCAACAGTAACTATAACATTAGAAGATTTAGATGAATTAAGAAAAGATAAGGAAGAATTATGGTTATTAAAAAGAGAAATATGTGAATTAATGAATGTTGAAATATATTGCGATAGATGTAGTAGGGATGATTGTGAAAATTGTAAGACAAAGATTAAAGTTAAAGTTGAAAAAGATGAAATTAAGGAATTTTTATTTAACTATATTTATTATAGCAGTAGTAAAGAACGTGACTGGATAGCTCATGAGTGTGAAGTAGGAGAAGCAGAATTTTATTGTATATAGAAGATAAGGAGAGATAATGAAAGTTTTTCTTGTAATAGATGGAGAACCAGTTGGTAAAGAAAGACCTAGATTTAATTTGGCTACTAAAAGGACCTATACACCTAATAAGACTAGAGATTATGAAGAGTTAATAAAATGGCTGTATCAATCTAAAGTTAAGTATCGTTTTACTGGTTATATAAAAATGACTTTAAGATGTTATTACTCTATAGCTAAAAGTAACAGTAAAAAAGTTAAGGAGCAGAAAAGAAATAATGTGTTAAGACCTAGCAAGAAACCCGATATTGATAATGTGGTTAAGATTATAGCTGATTCACTCAATGAGATAGCTTATAAGGATGATACGCAGATTGTTGAGGTTGTAGCTAGTAAATATTATAGTGACAAACCAAGAGTTGAAGTTATGCTAGAGGATATTATCTAAGGAGGACTATAAATATGAATGAGATTATGACAAATGAAAATTTAAGAGTTGTAGCAGATGATTTAGTTACAGTTTATGAAACTGATACAGGAGAGAAAATAGTTTTTGCAAGAGAACTACATAATAACTTAGAAGTTAAGAGACAGTTTATAGACTGGATTGAAGATAGAATTAAACAATATGGATTTAAGGAAAATGAGGATTATTCAGTTTTTCACAAAAATATGAAAAACTCAACTGGTGGGAGACCTTCAAAAGAATATGTATTGAAGCTTGATGTAGCAAAAGAACTTGCTATGGTACAAAACAATAATAAAGGAAGAGAAATAAGAAGATATTTTATAAGATTAGAAAAGTTGCTCAATAGAACCTTATCAAATTCACAGCTTAGTCAAATTAATACTATTGTGAATGAATCATTACTTAAGATGGAAGTTAAACATAATATCCAAATGGAGCAACTTAAAAAAGAGTGTTCAGAATATTATAGACCAACCTCTAAAACTAAATATGATATATCTTCTTATATAAAAGAAAGACTAGGTATATCAAAAGTTAATGAAGAATTTGAATTAGTTAAGAAAAGAACTCTATTGGTATTAGGTGCTGACAAATGGGAGGATATCCCGAAAGATGTATTACTTAATTCATTAAACTTAATAGATGAATCAATTAGAATTATAAAATCTGAAAGAAAGACAAATCAGATCAGTTTCTTTGAAAAAGATAATTTCTGTTAATAAAAAGAAAAAAGGAGTGCTTTCACACTCCACTTGTCAAAAATATAAAGCTTTTATCCAAAATTATTATAACATAAACAGGAGTGTGGAAGTATGGATAATAATATTAATAAAAAAGAACTATTTAAAAAAGTAGAAGGTAGACTACATCATTATAAATTTTTAAGTGCAGAAATTAAAAATCTTGAATTAGATATAGAAAGTAGAGAAAATGAGATATTTGGGTGTAAGGCTGTTGGATATGATGAAAAAGTAAGTCCAACATATGCTTTTAATTCAAGTGTGGAAAATGAGATTATAAAAAAAGAAAGAGATATTACTAGATTGAAAAAACTGAAAAAAGATAAGGAAATTGAAAAGAAGAAAATAGAAAATGCACTTACATGCTTAGATATAAGAGAAGAACATTTTTTTAAACTGTTTTATAATAGCAGAATGAAAAATAGTATGGTTTATATATCCTTAGAGATGAACTCAGATAGAAAAACATGTAGATGTGTGAGGGAAAGATTAGTGTATAAAATTATGGATATGCTTTATCCAAGAATTAAGGAAAATGAACTACCATTATTTAAAAATTAGAAAATTCCCCAGTTTTTCCCCAGAAATTCCCACTTTATTCCCTACTTTCTCCCCTTTTTGATTAAAAAAGCATGAGATAATAATATTGTGGAAATAAAGATTTCCCTCTCAAAACTGAATATATATTAGGCTAGAGTTAAGGGATTGCTCTAGCTTATGTGAACAGACTAGGCAGGGCGTGAGGACGCTGTTAGTTCAATTCTAACTATGTTCAAATATTAATCAACGTATACACTAAAAGTAGAGAAATTGAGGGCAAAATTTTATATTTTGTATCTTAATTCAAAGTCTAAAAACCGAGTGGGGCTTGGTAACCTCACTCACCATGCAGGTGCTGGTGCTTAATCTAAGTTCGATTCTTAGAACTTGCGACATAATATATGTATCTCCCTATTTAAAAAGGCTAAGTGAGGGTAGCTTAGCCTTTTATTTTTTTACAGGAGTATGATAAATGAGTAATTTAAGAGAAAAGATAATAAAAGAACTAAATGAATTTAATATAAAAGCAGATAATGATTTTTTAGAATATGCAGTTGAACACATTAAAAAGTTTATGAATGAAGGTATAGCTGATGAAGAGTTATTAATAAGAGGAGTTGTGCTTGGAGCAAGTTATGTAGTTAATATAGAAAATAAAGACTTAGATTAATTTCTAGGTCTTTTTTTATACATTTTTTAATCCCTCATATTGAGGGGTCGAAAATAAGAATATTCAAACTGAATATTCTCTATTAATAACTAATTTAGGAGGTAGTAGTATGTTGAAAATTTTACAAGAGAAAAATGTAAGGATGATATGGTCAAAAAATGGAGAAGAAGTTTGGTTTAATGCAAATGACGTAGGAGAGGAACTAGGCATAGTAAATATCCATGACACATTAAGAAATATAGATAGGGAATATAAAAAGAAATTCAAGGATTCAGATGTCGGAGTTTCCGATAACCGAAATTTTAAAGCTAAGTTGAATAATCGTGGAGAAGTCTTTGTCACAGAAGAAGCTGTGTACAATATGTCATTTAGAAGTAATAAACCAGAAGCAAAACTATTTACAAAATGGGTTACACAAACACTTAAACAAATTAGAATACATGGTTACTACATTGCTACAGAAAAAGACCAAGAATGGTTGGATATAAGAGCAGAAGGTAAAAAAGTAAGAAAAGATTTTACAGATGAAATACAAGAGTTTGTTTATTATGCTACTAGTCAAGGAAGTAATAAACCTCAGATGTATTATAAACATTTTACTGAGCTTGTAAGAAAAAAATTATGTATACCAAAAGGTGTGAAAAGGGATGAGTTAAATCAAAGTGAACTGTTTGATATACAAGCACTTGAAAGAATTATATCTATGAAATTACCTAAGCTAATAGATAAAGATATGAATTATAAAGAGGTATATAAAAAGATTAAGGAATTAATAGAAATGATTTAAATGACTATCTTGATGGAGAGTCTTTTTTTATACAATAAATTAAAAGGAGAATAAAATTATGAAATTTGAAGAAGTATTACCATTAATAAAAAATGGAGAAAAAGCATTTAGAGTAGGCTGGAATGGAAAAGGAATGTTTGTAGTTAGACAAAAGGGTTATCCTGCTGGAATACCTTGTAATAAGCAAACAGCAGAGGTATGGAATTTGAAAGAAGGGGATTTGTTTAAATGTAACCCATATTTACAGATAAAAAATGCTGATAATTCGCATTCTATGTGGGTTCCTAGTACTGGAGATATATTTGCAGAGGATTGGGAAGTAATAAGATAAAAGCATTATTTAGAATTATTTTGTAGTTGTCGAACGATTGTTGAAGGATATTGACCTTTGAAGTTGAATTTTATACTTTGGAGGGAGATGAGGAATTATGGATTCAGATAAAATTTTTTCGAAAGATAAACTCAAAGTTCACATGTTTTATATTATAGTTATATTAATATTAGCATTAGTGGTTGTTATAACAGATAGAGGATATGATAATAAAGACTTATCACAATGGATTGCTTTTGGGGCGACTCTATCAGGAATAATATTATCTGTTTTAGCAATTATATTAACCTTAATAGGAGAAACCAAATCAGATAATACTAAAGATAGTCTTTTAAATATATCTAAAAAATTAGAAGACATAGTTGGAAACGTTGAAGATGCAACTTATAAATTAGAAAATGTAAGTGATATGAAAGATGAAATAAAAGAAGAGATTTCAGTTGGATTATCTAATATGGTGTTAAAAGTAGATAAAGAAAATATGCCATCTTCTTTAAATAAAGATATTTCTAACAAAGAGAATGAATCTAACCACATAGAGTTCTTTAGAGAATATTTCAAATTTATTAGACATGACAATTCAATGAAATTATGTATACTATCAGTGTTTTATTGTGGAGCAAAACAAATTAGACATAATAATGGCTCATTAGGATATGATGATTTATACTCTGTTGTCAAAACTGTACTTTTTTTCGATGATGAAACAATGAAAATAGCTTGGAATGTATTGACAGTATTTTTTAGTGGTTTAAATAGTGATGATAATTTTTATTATTATATTTGTAATATATTTAAAGAAATATATCCTTATGAAAAAGAGTGTTTGGACTTGAAACTTGAGGACTATCTATGATGGGATGATGGTATGGCTAAATATGAATACTGGGCAACAGAAGAGTGTCATGTTAATAAAGCAAATTGTATGTTTTATTTGTTATTCTGAAAAATTTTTTTAATTACAATGGTCAATTATTGTATTAATTTAAATATAGTATATTTTACTTAGGAGGGGCTAATGAGAAATATTTTTTTTGAATATAATATGAGAGGAAATAAAAAGATAGAACAAATTTTAAGTAATGGGTTAATTATACTTGATACAAACGCACTTTTGAATCTTTATAGATATAATGAAGAAAATAAAAATAAATTTTTTGAAATATTATCGAAGGTAAGTGAACGTATATATTTAACTAATCATTCAGTTAAAGAGTTTTACAAAAATAGGTCAGAGATTTTATATAACAAAGCTCATTTTAAAGAAGGAATGAAAAAAACTGTATGTGAAGACATAAAAAAATTAAGAAATACTATAGAAAACGTAAATTTTAAGGGAAAGTTTAAAGACAGTTGCTGTTTACTCAAATATGAAAGTGATTTAAAATCACAAATGTTAAAAGATATAGATTGTTTTATTAGTAGTATAGAAAATACTATAGATTCGTACAATCAATCTAATTTAATTACAGATTTAGGAGAAACAGACCCTATATTAGATAAAATTCTAGATTTATTTGATGGTAAAGTTAATCAAAAATTTTCTGAAAATGAATTGGTAGAAATATATAAAGAAGGTCAAAAAAGATATAAATCAAAAACTCCACCAGGGTATAAAGATGAAGACGATAAAGGTGAACCAGGTTGTTATGGAGATTTAGTTATATGGAAAGAAATGATAAATATATCAAAAGAAAAGGGAACAGATATTTTATTTGTCTCTGATGATAGAAAAGAAGATTGGTGTGATAATTTTAAGGGGAAAAATGTAGGTACAAGAAAAGACCTTATAAGAGAATTTTTTTGTGAAACTGGCAAATTATTTTATTCCTTTACAGTTGCAGGTTTTATAAAAGAGATATCTGAAATCTGTGATGTAACAGATATAAATGAATTAGAAAAAGAGTCAAAACTCTTTGAAAGTATCCTATATGAAACAGTAAAGGAAACGCACAGTAGCCTAAGAAGAATTGGAGTTCCGATGACAACTCAAAGCTCACTTAAAGATATGCAAATAGGAGGCGTGGTTAAGCAACTTAAAGACATTCAAACAAAACTTCCAGAGAGTGCAATTAAACAGATTAAAGATGCTCAAATTGGTACTCCTATAAATGCAATGAGACAAAATAAAAAGTTGGAAAAAACAATGAGGCTACTTTCTAATGGTCATAAGTAAAATAAAAAACATAATATATATATAATCAAAGGACTCGACAAATAGAGTTCTTTTTTTATTCACAAAACGACAAACAAACGAGGTGGTGGTATGAATGAAAAGGCAGATTTAGCCCATGAAGATTACTTAAAAGGGCTTAAGTACAAGGAAATAGCTGAAAAACATAATGTAAGTTTATCGACTGTAAAATCATGGGCAACTAGATACTGGAAACAAAAAGGTTGCAACCAACCAAAAAAAGTTGCAACCAAAAAGAGAGGTGCACCCATAGGTAATAAAAATGCTACTGGTCCACCAGGTAATAAGAATGCTGAAAAGTTTGGTTTCTTCTCAAAATACTTACCCAAAGAAACTCAAGACCTAATTAATGAGATAAAGAATAAAGATAAATTTGATATTCTTTGGGAACAGATAACAATTCAATATGCAGCAATAATAAGAGCTCAAAAGATAATGTACGTTAAAGACAAGGAAGAAATGATTAAGGAAATCAAGAAACATGAAAGTACAGAAAATGGTGAGAAGACAGAATATGAATTTCAATTTGCATGGGATAGGCAAGCATCTTTTCTTAATGCACAGAGTAGAGCTATGAGTGAACTTAGAAGTTTAATTAAACAGTATGATGAAATGATTCATAAGGATTGGAATTTGGCTACAGAGGAGCAGAAGACAAGAATAGATACAATGAGAACTAAAGTAGAGCTTGAGAAAATTAAGTTGTTTGGTGATGATAAAGACGATAATTCAGAAGCTATACAAAGCTTCTTAGAAGCTACTACCATGAGTAAAGAAGATATAAAAGCTTTATTTGAAGAAGAAGAAGGAGAGTGCAAAAATGGCTCTACTTAGAAGAAAACAAAAAAGACAAGAAAAGAGATTTGAATTTAAACCTTTTTCAAAGAAACAATTAAAACTTCTCAACTGGTGGAGAGAAGGTTCTAAATATAAGGACTATGACATTATCATTGCTGATGGAGCAATAAGAAGTGGTAAAACTATAGCTATGATTTGTAGCTTCTTAATGTTTACACAAACTAATTTTGAAGTAGAAAACTTCATAATTGCAGGAAAGACTATTGGTTCACTAAAGAAAAATGTTATTGAACCTATGAAACAGATACTAAATGCTTGGGGTTGGCGATTTGAGTACAATCGTTCAGAAAATTTTTTAGTAATTGGTAGTAATACATATTATATGTATGATGCTAACAATGAAGCTTCCCAAGATAAATTACAAGGTTTGACAGCAGCAGGGGCTTTAGCTGATGAAGTAGCTTTATTTCCTAAAAACTTTGTTGACCAAATGATTGGTCGTTGCTCTGTTGATGGCTCTAAAATATTTATGAACTGCAACCCTGCAGGTCCATATCATTTTATTAAAACTGAATTTATAGACAAAGTAAAAGAAAAATTAATCTGTTATTTACATTTCACAATGGATGATAATTTATCTTTATCTGAGAAAGTTAAAAATAAGTTTAAAAGAATGTTTACAGGTGTCTTTTATAAGAGATATATTTTAGGTCTTTGGTGTCAAGCCGAAGGTGTTATCTATGATATGTTTAATGAGAAGATACATAAGGTACTAACTAAACTTAGAGAATACACAGAGCATTATGTATCATGTGATTATGGTACTCAAAACGCTACAGTATTTATATTATGGGGCAAATGTAAAGATGTTTGGTATGCAGTCAAAGAATACTATTACGACGGAAGAAAAGAAGGAAAACAAAATTCAGATAATAAATATTATACTGAGCTAGTAAATTTTTTAGGGAATATACATCCTAAAGCTATAATAATAGACCCAAGTGCAGCTTCTTTTATAACTTTGATAAGAGATAAAGGAAAGTATAGAGTTAAAAAGGGTAATAATGATGTACTAAATGGAATAAGAAATGTCGGAACTGCTTTAAATAGAGAAATGATTAAATTTAATGATTGTTGCTCTAATATATTTAAGGAGTTCTTTTCTTATGTTTGGGATGAAAAAGCTTTAGAATATGGAGAAGATAAACCAGTTAAAGTAATGGACCATGCCATGGATGCAATTAGATATTTTGTTCATACAATATTATTTGGAGGAAAAGAACCTAATTATGATGATGAAATCTATAATAAAGGCTTAGGATTGAAGAAAAATAATATACAAAATCAATATAATAAGAAAGGAGGGACTGTATTTTAGTGAATATAAAAAATATCTTACTCAATTTAGATGAAAAAGAGTTACGAGATAGAAAGCATGCAGAAAGAGATTTCTTATTTTATTTGGGTGAATGTAGAAATAAAACTATGGGATTGTTAGATGATGATTTTTTAGGTCAAAGTTGGATTACTTTTGATAACCTAGACTATACGCCTTCTCAAATTGTAGATAATAAGGTAAAACCACTTATAAATAAACAAGCTCGTTTTATGTTTGGAAAAGAGCCAACTATAATACTTAAAGCATATGAAAAAGAACATAAAGAAGCATGTGAGGAATTAAGGCAGTATATTGATTCAATATTAAATGCCAGCAAGTTTTGGAGCAACACACTAAAAGCTTTTAAGATAGCAACTATAACAAAAAGAGTCTTATTAAGGTTAGAAGCTGAACCAAATCAACCTATAAGACTCTTTTATCATTCTATAAATGATTTCAAATATCAAGTTGATAGTAATGATATTACAAAATTAAAGTCAGTTGTATTTGTTAGATTTGATTCATCAACTATAAAAGAAGTAACGGCAAAACAAATATGGTATAGATATACTTACTATATGAAAAAAAGTAATGTCAGTAATCAAGAAAGCTGCTTTATAAAGATAGAAAAGTTCAAAGGTGATAACTTATCTAAACCTATTGAAGTAAAAGAAAGTGATACCAAGCTTTCTAAAATACCATGTTGGGTAATTGTTAATGAACAAAGTATTACAAATATCACAGGCATTAGCGATATTGAGGATTTAAAGCCATTACAAGATACCTATAATAAAAGATTATCAGATTTCAATGACTCTTTAAAATTTCTGATGTTTGGGCAAACTGTTGTAGTAGATGCGACAGAAGAAACAGTTAATGCTTGTAAGATTGCTCCTAATGCTTTAATGGCATTAAAAACACTTGAAGAAGGTTCAGAAAAAGGAAAACAAGCACAAGCGTATAGGGTTGAGAGTAGTTTTTCAAATGCAGACCCTGTAAACTCTTTTTTTAAAAGACTTGAAGATAGTATGTATGAAAAATTAGCGATACCTAGACCTGAACAATTACAGAATATACCTAGTGCTAAAGCTTTGAAATATTTATATACAGAGCTTATTGCAAGATGTTCAGAAAAGTGGAATGATTGGGAACCTGCAATAAGAAGCATGTTAAGATTAATAGTTGAAGCTTGTAGTAAATTTAATTGTTATGATGATTGGAATCATGATTGGGATGATTTAATGTTTTCTATTGTATTAAATAAAAATTATCCAATTCCAGAAGATGAAGAAGATTCAAAAAGATTGGCACTTGAAGAAGTTAATAATAATGTTAGAAGTCATAGAAATTATATAAAAGAATTTGGAGATGATGAAGATTATGAGGAAGCATTTAATGAAGTGCTAGAAGATAATGAAAAGATACAATCAGTAGAACAAGACCAATTCAGAAAAGATGCAGATATAGAAGTTGATGATATTGACGAAGAATTAAATAGTAAATCTAATAATAGCGATGAGTAATGAGGTGTTGTTATGAAGGACAATGCTTATACAAAGAAAGTTCTTGAAGCTAGAAAAAAACTTTTATTATTAGATAAAAAAGTACAATTAGAGATATTAAATGTCTACAAGGATGCTAGTAAAACTATTTTAAGTGATATTGCTAAAAATAAAGAGTTAAATCTAAGTACTAAATACTTAAAAAAGCTAAATAAATCAATCGAGAAGTACATTAACGAGTTAAATCAAAGATTAGTACCTATTACAGAAAAAAGCGTAATAGAAGCTTCTAATATAGCTAAAGAATTACAAATGTATTACTATCAATCAATAGTTCCAAACGAATCTATAAAGTTTGCATGTGATGCTATGTGTATAAAGACAACTACTAGTGTGGTGGAAAAACTAGTTGCAAGTAACTTTTATAAAGATAAAAGGTCATTAGATAGTAGGATTTGGGGCTATAGTAATAAAAATAGAAAAGATATTGATAGATTAATAAAAGCTAATGTTGCAAGAGGTGCTAATGCAAAGACTTTAGCAAAGAGTTTAGATAATTATGTTAATCCAGTTAAAAAGACAGAAGCTAAAACGTTAGAAGTTGGAATGAATAAAAGTATATCTTATCAAGCTCAAAGACTTGCTAGAACTTCTATAACACATGCTTTTGTAGAAACAAGTGTCCAAAATGCAATAAATAACCCCATGTGTATTGGTCTACAATGGAACCTAAGTTCTCAACATTATATTAGACAAGTAAAATGGAGGGGCGAGGATGAATGCGATGAATATGCAGAACAAAATAGATATGGATTAGGTGAAGGAGTTTTCCCACCAGAAAAGTATCCTATTCCACACCCTAATTGTCTTTGTTATCCCACTCAAGTTATAGTGCCAATCAATGAAGCTTCTAAAATGATGAACGATTGGGTAACTGGTGGAGATAATGATATTCTTGATAGTTGGTTTGATGGAATAATACATCAAAATAATAGTATTCCAGTCATTAAGAAACAAATAAATAAAAAGAATAAAATAACTACAAATAGTAAAGATGATAGAATTAAAAAGAACCTTACTAATTCAATTAAGAATAAGTCAAAGAAAGCACCTAAACAGATTCAAAAATATATAAATAAGTATGTAAATACAAATAAAATAATAATTGATAATGGTCAAAAGATGCCTTTTATATATTATACTAAGGTTGATTTAATTGGTATTAATCCAAACATCAGAGAATTTAAATCTTATAATAAAGAAGCTGCTTTACTTCATGAGTTTGCACATAGAATTGATATAAAAGAAATTAAGAGCTATAATAATATTAAGTTCCAACAAGCTGTTGAAAGTAGTTCTATGTATGTTTTAAAAAATATTGAAAAACTACAGAGTATATATGGTAACTCTAATGATTTGTATAACAATGAATTTATTAGTGATATATTGGGAGCATTATCCAATAATGAATTTGATGATTTATTAGCAACTCATAGCGAAAATTACTGGAGTAAAAACAGAAATAAAGAGAAAGAAATATTTGCTAATTTATTTACACTAAAGTATCAAAATAATAAAGAAATAAATAGTTTTATTAAAGAACATTTAAATAGTTTAGATAAAATATTTAATGAATTGCTAGGAGGGATTTAGATTGCTTGAAGAAATGAGAAAAGATAAAAAGCTGTTAGAGTTGAGACGATTATATAAAGAGAAGTATGGTAAGAACGCACCTGGGTTCAACTATGATGAATACAACAGTTATGCTGAGTACAAAGAAAAGTTAAAAGAATTGATACAAAAATAAAGTGAGCACTTATTAATTAAATATTAATGAGTGCTTTTGTTATGCTTAATTTTAGGAGGAAATTAAATGTTAGAGTATTTTAAAAAGTTACTTGGAGATGAAGAAGGACAAAAAGTTTATGAAAAATTATCTAAAGATAAAGAAAATAAGCTTCTTTTAGATAATATTAAAAGTCCTAGATTCGTTGAAAAGACAGAGCTAGAAAATGCAAATAAAGAGATTAAAGAGTATAAAAAGCAAATAGGAGATAGAGACAAGCAATTAAATGATTTACAAGGCAAAGTTAAAGATAATAAAGAGTTATCAGATGAAATTGAAAGTCTTAAAAATGCAAATAAAGAAATTAGAGAAAATGCAGAAAAAGAAATTGAGGTTTTAAAGTTTAATACAGCTTTTGAAAGAGTTATTGAAAGTTATAATCCTAGAAACTCAAAAGCTTTGGCTGCTTTAATAAATAAGGATAATATTAGTTTTGTAGATGGTAAATTTATTGGATTAGATGAACAAATAAAAGCTTATCAACAAAGCGATTCTTATTTATTCAATAATGAAAAAAACAAAGGAGATGATGAAATTGGAGGAACTGGAGGACTAGAAGGTGGAACAACATCATTACTTGATAATGATAGCGAAATAAGTAGTATAGGTGAGTTGTTAGCTAACTCTAAAGTAAAAAGTGAAAATATAGAAGCTCAAAAGAAATTCTTTGGAGAAGAATAGGAGGAAAATATATGAGTATAGAAAAATCTGAGATTTACATGGGGGAAAATAAAACCATATTAAAATTTGCAGGAAATTTATTTCAAAATGTAAATATTAAAGTGAAAAAAACCGATGTAGCTATAGTAGATGAAAAGAGAATTTTAAAAGCAGGTACATTAATATCAAAAGATGGGAAATTGGTAGATGGTACAACTGTTACAAATGATAAGGCTTTTGGTTTAGTATATAGAGATATAGATTTTACTTATTCAAATGGGAATGAAAGTATTCCAGTATTTATATTTGGATTTATAGATGAAAAGACCTTGCCAACAGCTATACCAGAAGAAGCAAAACAAGCAATGAAAATGATTATGTTTTTATAAAATAAATATTAGGAGGAATTAAAATGGATTGGAAAGACTTTATAGATTCTAAGGAGATAGCTAAATATATAAAAAAATTACCACTAGAAATGTTAATAGGCGAAGCTTTATTTCCAAGAAAAAAGCAAATAGGTATGGACCTAAAATATATTAAGGGAGCGAAGAAAAAACCAGTAGTGTTAAAACAAAGTACTTTTGATGTTGCTGTAAAAATAAGAGCATTAAAAGCTCAAATAGAAGTTAAATCAAAGAGAATGCCATTTTTTAAAGAGAGTGTTCTTGTAAATGAGGAAGACAGACAACAATTGCTTTTAGCTTCACAAGCTCAAAATAAAGAACTGTTACTAATGATAATTTCACAAATATATGATAATTATTTAGCTCTTGTAGATGGTGGCGATATGCAAATGGAAAGAATGAGAATGCAGGCGCTAGCTGATGGAGTAATAAATATCGTATCAGAAGATGGAGATTTAGTATTTGACTTTGAAGTTCCAAGCAATCATAAAGAAGTGTTAACTGGAAGTGCAACATGGGATAATCCAGATGCAGATATTATAGGAGATATTCAAAGATGGATGAGAATAATGAGAGATGAAGGGAATCCGTTACCTAAGAGAATGGTAATGACAAGTAAAACCTTTGGATATTTTGCTAAAAATAAAGCTATTAAATTAGATATAGATAGAGATGGTAGAGTTATTTTAACTGATGAAATGATTAAAAATTATCTTAAAAATAAAGTTGGTTTATCTGTTGCTATAGTAAGTGGAACATATAAATTAGAAGATGAAAGTGAGGAATCTTATTTCCCTGATAACAAAATAACTTTTATTCCAGATGGAGATTTAGGAAAAACTTATTATGGTACAACACCAGAAGAAGCTGACAAAGTATATGGTTCTAAATTAGATTGTTCTGTTGTTAGAACTGGTATTGCCATAACAACAATGAGATTAATTGACCCAGTAACAGTTCAAACTAAGGTATCACAACTAGGTATGCCAAGCTTTGAACGTGCTGATGAATGTTTCTTCGCTACAGTAGCATAATTAAGGGGTGATAATTATGGCTAAAAAGAAAGAGAATTTAATGCAAGTAAAAGCTTTAGTTTACTTAAAATATGATAATGACTGCTACAAAATAGATGATATATTTGAGATTAGAAAAGCTGACCAAGAACTTATGGTAGAAAATGGATATATAGAAGTTTTAGGAGAAGTTGAAGAAAAGAATAATAATGAGTTTCTTAATAAAGATGGTGAGTAGATATGTCTATTACCAATCTAGATAAATTAAAACTTAATTTGCAAGAAGAAGAGTATCCTTATTTTACAGACGAACAACTTGTGATGTTATTAGAATCTAATGAGAATAATGTTTTAAAAGCTTCATGGAGAGGCTGTTTGTTGAAAGGTGCTACAGATGACTGTATTAAAATAGGTCCTATTGAAACTAAAAGTAGTAATAGTTCGTATTGGTTGTCATTAGCAGATATATATAAAACTGACTATTTAGAAGAGAAATCAAATGAAACAACTAACACAGGATATAAAACTTCTATGACAAGAGTTGATGGTCAATGAGAAAATTAAGAGCTGATAAGATAATAAAGACTATTAATCGAGGAATAGCTTTAAATCCTCAAATAATAACTATAGAGCAGGAAATTAAACAAATAGTGGATGGAGCTATTGAGGTTACAAATGAAGTAAAAGAACTAACAGTAGTTATATATCCCGAAAAAACTAATGACACAGTAATAAATAGTGAAACTATTGGTACAGCTTATAAAAATAAAAACTTTGGTATGGTTGCAGATAAAGAAGCTGATTTAAGATTGAATGCAGAAAATGAGATAACTTTTAAGTGTATCGAAGGCACTATGAAACTAAACTATGTAAATCCTATTGTAGTTGAAGAACAAGTTTGTGGATATGTATGTGGTCTTGAAAAGTTAGATTAGAGGTGATTTAATGAGTGTGTTTACTAAAGCTATAAATGAAATTGATAGGAAAAAGGCTACAATGCCACTTTTGTGTATGAATATAGCTTTTATGTTAGAAGGAGAAGCTAAGAATAGTGCAAAGTGGACTGATAGGACAGGAAATGCAAGGCAAGGTATAACAGGAGCTAGTCTAGGTGGAGGAAATCAATACATTGTTAGGTTAGGACATGGAGTTGACTATGGAACTGTTTTAGAGGAAGGTTCAGCACCTCATATTATAAAACCAAAGAATGCTAAAGCTTTATTTTGGAATGGAGCTTCACATCCTGTTATGAAGGTCCAGCATCCTGGCACTAAAGGAACTCATTCTTTAGAATCTATAGTTAGCAAGAATATGCCTAAAATAGGTAAATTAGTCGAAGGACATTGGAGTAAATAATATGAGAGCAGGAATAAGAAACACCTTAATTGAGAACATATCAAAGCTTAAAGATTGTTATGAACCAACTGTACCTAATAAAAAGACTATAAAACCATATGCTGTAATTGTTCAAGGTGAAGATGCTGACAACGAGGGCGGTGTTATAGGTTTTAGAAGGACCATAAATATTTGGTTATATGAGAAAAGGACTACATTTAATAAACTAGATGAACTTACGAAAGAAGTCATAGAAACTTTAGATTTTAAAACTATAACAGATAATACATCTAACGAGGTATTTACTTGTATTTATGAGGGTGCAGTTGGTCAAGATGTTATAGACGAAGAATGGGAGGCTATAATAAGGTGTCTAAGATTTAGTGTAATAGCTTTAGATGATAAAGAGGATATAACTAATGATAGATGGGTAGAAGCTCTATCTAAGTACACAAAAGATTTATTAGAAATTGAGAGTTATAAAGATAATTGGAAGAAAAACTTTATAGCTCCATGTTGTTTGTGGCGAACTACAAAGGTTGAAAATAAAAGAATTAATTATCATATAATTGAGATTGTTAAAACTATGAAATGTCATGTTGTAAGTAAAAATAAGGATGAAATAGTTAATCTTCTTGAAGCATTAGAAACAAGCTTAATAATAGATAAGAGAGTAAGACTTAGAGAAGATAAGAATATGTATTTAACTCTTGTTAGCGTGGTTGAAGATAGGGAATCAGATATGTTTACAACTGGACAATTAACAGCTGTGTTTAAAATGATAGGTTTGATAAAAAGAGAAGGTCCTACTATGGATAAAATTTATGGTAATGGAAATTTAAAATAGGAGGTGCAAGGAGTGGCTGAAACAAATAATAAAAAGACTAATGTAAGCAAACAAGAAGAAAAATATTTAAAAAGTGATTTTATAGAAAATAGCGAAGCACTTGGCTACGAAAAAATGGTAGCTGCAGGTGCTTTATTTAATTGTAAGAAAGAAGAACTTACAAAATCAGAGTTTGAAAAATTAATAAAAGAGTTTTTAGAAAGAGAGGTGAAGTAAAATGGCAACTGGCACATGGAATGAGAAAGAAAAAAAAGAAATACCTGGCTTTTATAACAGGTTCAAGACTCAAGCAGAAAAATCTACAAACACAGGATTAAAGGGTAGATTAGCAATGCCTATTAGGGCTAATTGGGGAGACGTTGGCAAGGTTGTAACAATAAAAAATGATTTAAGACAGCTTAAAAATCTATTTGGGGATGATATGAATTATTCAGCTTTCAAGCTAGGTAAATTGGCTTTGTTAGGGAATGTAAAAGAGCTGTTATTATATAGGCTTGTAGATGGAAATCAAAAGAAAGGTACATTAACACTAAAAGATACTACAGAGAATAGTGCAAAAGATGTAATTAAGCTAGAAACTAAGTATCCAACTTCTAGAAACTTTAACATAACAATAAAATCCAATTTAGTAGATTCAGATAAAAAGGACTTTATATTCTTTGAAAATACTAAACAGTTATTTAGTTCAAGTATTAAAGGCACTATAGATGAAATAGTACTAGAAATAAACTCAAATTTAGATAATGAATATGTAATTGCAACTAAAGTAGCTGATAGTGATACAACACTAGCAAACTTAGTAAATGTAGCACTTGAAGGTGGTAATGATGGTTGCACATCTATTACTAATGAGTCTTATTTAAAAGCTTTAGAAGAATTTGAAAGATATAGTTTTGATAGCTTTGCACTTGATGGTGTGGCTGATGAAGCATTGCAGGAAACTACAAAAGCTTGGGTAGCTAAAAATAAGGAGTTAGGAAAAGATATATTATTATTTCTTGGTGGAAAAACAGAGGATAATATAAAACAAATTAATGATAAATCAAAAAGTTTCAATGATGAAAATATAGTTAACATTGGAAGCTCAGCCTACTATGAAAATGTAAAATATACGCCTAGTGAAGTCGCTGTTTACATTGCTGCTCTTTCTGTAAGTAAAGGTATAACAGGAAGCATATGTAATGCTAAGACTATATTTGAAGAAGTAGAACCAAGGCTAAGCCAAAGTGAAGTAAAAGAGTGTTTGAAGTCAGGTACACTAATACTTGATTTTGATGATGGAGACGTGATTATAGTAGATGATGTAAACACATTTAAGAAGTATACAGATGATAAAAACGAAGCTATAGGATATATCTCTAATATCATGTTTATTAATACTATAAATAAAGATACTTCATTAAAAAGAAAAGAGTTTGTAGGTAAGATATTTAATGATGCAACAGGCCAAACAACTGTTATATGTGCATTGAAGAAATATTTTGAAGAATTAATGGGTCAAGGCATTATATCAGAATTTAATGTTGATATAGATACAGAGCTTCAAGCAACTGCTAAAGCAGATGAGTTTTATTGGAAATGGGATGCTGTCAAGGTTGATGTGATGAAAAAAATATATGGTACTGGATACTTAGGATAAAGGAGGTTATAAAGTATGGGAAAATATGATGAAAATATTATAGATGCTGCAAATGTTGTTGATGGTTCAAATGCTAGAATAATAATTGATGGAGAAGAAGAAGGGTATGGAACAGAATTTACAGCTGATGTAGAAAATGATAAAAAGACTTTTAAAGTAATTGGTTGTAAATGGGAACTTAACAAGGCATCCACTCAAAAAGGAACTTTTTCCTTGACTGTACTTAAAACTACATCTAAGTGGATTAAAAAAGGATTTAATAAATTTGAAATAATTACAGAAATAGAAAATCCTGGATTAGTTGGATATGAAAGAATTAGATATAAAAATTGTATGGTAGATAAAATACAACTAGCAAGCATAAAATCTGATGAAAATATAGAAGTACAAATAGATGGAACTTTTGAAGGATTTGAGTTGTTAGATGAAATAGCATAATAAATAAATTTAAGCTACACGTAATTAATTTTATGTGTAGCTTTTTATAAAACTAAAAATTGGAGGAAGTTAAAAATGGAAAACTTAGATAAAGAATTTTTAAATGAAGGAATAGAAGAAGAAAGAGAGCTTACTAAAGATGAAATAGCAAAGCAACAAGAAGATAATATAATTATGAAATTGACAGAGGATGCTATATTACCCGAAAAAACTATTTTTGTAAAAAGGTTAGATATACCACTCACACTTAGAGCTTTAACAGAAAAAGAGATAAGTGCATTACAGAAAAAATATACAAAAGTTACTAAGGTAAGAGGTAGAAGAGAAAGTAAACTAATGGAAGATGAATTTAATATAGCTCTAATAGAAAAAGCTACAATAGTTCCTAATTTTAGTGATGCAAGACTTCTTAATTCTATGAATGTATCTAGTGGTGTTGAATTTATAAGAAGAAAGTTCTTAGCAGGAGAAATCGCATTAATTAGTGATGAAGTACTAGAATTGTCTGGATTTTATGAAGAATTAAGTGATGATGATATAAAAAACTAATAAAGAGAGGTGGGAAGATTACTATTTTATACAACGCATATGTTAAACATAGTATTCTTCCAGAGGACTTTTTAAAAAGAGAGAAAACACCTCAACAGCTTCTTAGAGTTTTTACACAGCATGAAATAGAGCAGGAAAATAAAGCTATGAAAAATAAATAAAATTTAAACTGAAAGCGAGGTGAGAGAAATAGCTAAAAAAGAGATGTATCACATTGATGTTGTCATTGATGTTACAGGAGATGAACAAACTAAAAATAAATTAAGTGCTATGGAAAGATACACGAAACAGACAGAAAAGAGAATGAAAGCACTTAATAGGATAAAAGCTAATCCAGTTATCCAAGCTCAAGATAAAACATCTAGTGTTGTAAATAGAATTAGTAACAACTTAAAAAGAGTGGGTAGAACTATATCTACAACTATAAACGCAAAAGATAGAGCATCTAGCGTTGTAAATAGAGTTAAAAACAAAGTAAATAGTTTACTTACAAGTCGACAAAGAGAAGTTTTATTAAAGGCTAGAGACAAAGCTAGTCAAGTCGTAGATAAAGTAAAGGCAAAGGTACAAAATCTGACTGCGGCTACCATAATTAGTTTAAATATGAAAGCTGACCCAGCATTAAGAGTTATTTCTCAAACTAGAAGTAAATTAGGAGAGCTCAAGAATAATACAATAATAAATATTAAAGCAAAAGGTGAAGAAGCATTAAATACTATTTCTCGTACTAAGAGTAAATTACAAGAGTTTTCTAATAGAACTTACCAAGCAATTGTAAAACTAAAAGATGAAGCTAGTCCAACTTTGAGTGGTATTGGCAGTAAAATAGATTCATTTATAAGTGGAGCAATAAGTAAATTCGCTCAATTAACAACAGCAATTACTGTTGCACTTGGAGGTATAGGGGTTGGTTCTTCGATAAAAACTTTTGCTAATTTCGAGCAAGGAATGAAAAACGTTCAAGCTGTCACAGGAGCAAGCGGAAAAGAAATGGAAGCTTTAACTGTAAAAGCTAGAAATCTTGGGAAAACAACTGCATATTCAGCTAGAGAAGTGAGCGATGCCATGTATTATGCGGGTATGGCAGGTTGGAAAACTAATCAGATTATCGAAGGTATGCCAGGCATCTTGAATTTAGCAGCAACAGGAGGAACAGATTTGGCACTAACGTCTGATATAGTGACGGATGGATTAACATCATTGGGAATGGCTGCCAAAGATACTAATGAATTTGTTGATATTATGGCTGCAACTATAACAAATTCTAATACTGATATTGAAAAAATGGGTGAATGTATTGCCCATTTAAAAGTTGCTTAATTCGGTGAAAATCTTAGTTTTGTTTTATAATATGGTATAATAATAGTATAGAGATAGGTTAAGAAGTCGCGAACTTAGCTGAAAAACAACTTTCCCGAGTTGTTTCTCTATATTTTTAAAATCGGGAAAAATAAATAAACTACGGGAGGTTTTATTTTTATGAGTAAAAAGAAAACACACCAAGAGTTTTTAGATGAGATTTATTCTTTGGTTGGAAATGAGTATAATATCTTAGGATATTATAAAGGCAATAACATAAAAATACTAATAAGGCATAATTTATGTGGTCATGAATATGAAGTTGTTCCATATGGATTTTTGAATGGTAGAAGATGTCCAATATGTAGAAGTTTGAAGAAAACACCAGAAAAATATAAGCAAAATTTTTTTAAAGCAACAAATGATAAATTTGAATTAATCAGCAGTTATGTTAATGCTCGAACAAAAGTGAAAATAAAACATTTAGAATGTGGAACAATATTTGAAACTGAACCAAATCGATTTATTAAAAAGGTATTTTGTCCTACTTGTAGTATATATAATCGAACATATAACCGAAAAAAGAGAATGGAAGATGTCATAGAAGAGATAAAGGATATTCGAAATGGAGAATATAGAATTATAAGAGGTTTATATAATGGAAAAAACAGTAATTTAGAGTTTATGCATTTAAAATGTGGAACTAAATTTTCTGCAAGATGGCATGATTTTAAAAATTCAAAGTCTGGGTGTCCAAAATGTGGATATGAGAAATTAAAGCAAATTAATTTAAAGTCTAAAGAAGATTTTGAAAAAGATTTTAAAAAAAGAGCTGATGATGAATTTGAATTATTATCTGATTATGTAAAGAGTAATGTTAATATAAAAATAAGACATAATAAGTGTGGCTATGAATGGAAATGTACACCAAATAACTTTCTTAGAGGTAGTGGATGTCCAAAATGTAATGAAAGTAAGGGTGAAAGAAAAATCTCGTTGTTTCTAGATAGGTATAATATTTTGTATATAAAAGAGCATAAGTTTGAAGGATGTAAAAATACTAGAAGCCTGCCTTTTGATTTCTTTTTACCTAAGCAAAAAATATGTATAGAGTATGATGGAAAATTTCATTACAAAGAGTTAGAATTGGGTAATGATTTGCAAAAGCAATTGATAAATGACAATATAAAAACAGAATATTGTAAAAAAAATAAAATAAAGTTGATTAGAATACCATATTGGGAATTTGATAATATAGAAAATATTTTATCAAGTTCAATTAAAATAAAAAAGACAATACCGAGCGAAGCTAGTTCGGAAACGACTAGAACGTGTAACGACTAGATAAAGTAAGCTAAGTATAAGACACTCATGAGGTGTCTTTTTATATGCAGAAATATCCACGAACAGCAACAAGTTCAATTTATATTGAACTTAAGATATAGTCTGAACTATATAGAAATATATAGAAGTAAGGGATAAAGAGCCTTTACGATAACAAAAATTGGAAACATTGAAATTTGTTGGTTCTCTGGGAGGTTCTTTGGGTGTACCTATGAAGGACCTTTCATTAGCTACAGGTTTGATGGCAAGTAGTGCTATCAAAGGAAGCCAAGCAGGTACTTCTTTGAGAATGGGACTTTTAAGACTTATAAATGAACCTAAGCGAGCTGCAACAGCTATGAGAAAATATGGAATAGAAATGAAAACAACTAAAAGTGGAAGTTTAGATTTAGCTGCAACAATAGATGAACTTAGAAATAAGTTAGGTAAGCTTAGTGACACGAAGAAAGTAGGAGCCCTAGGAGATATAGTAGGAGCTAATGCTTCAAGTGGTTGGGCTGCAATAGTAAATGCTAGTGAAAGTGACTATAATAAACTAAAAAAAGCTATTGCAGAAAGCGAGGAAGAAGCTAAAAGAATAGCTGACATGAAGATGGATTCCTTGAATGGGCAGTTTGCTAAATTAAAAAACACTATAAATGATGTAAAAATTAGTATAGGAGAAAAATTAGGTCCAGTAACAAGAAACTTTATGGAAAATATAATTAGCAGTATGCCTAAAGTTGGTGATTCAATTGTAAACTTTGTGAGTAATTTTATAAATAACTTTGATAAAATTAAAAGTGTTTTACAAGGTGTGATTTCTATTATTGGTGGTGTTGTTGCTGGATTTATGGCTTTTAAGGCTTTAAAGTTTATCTCTTTTCTAATTCCTCTGCTAAGTAGTATAACTTTTGCAATAACAGCTTTTGCGGGTGGTGCAGCAACACTAGGAGAAGCTTTGTTGCTCGTACTAGGTGGACCCATTGGCGCTGTTATAGCAGGAGTAGCATTACTAGCAACAGCATTTACATTAGCGTATCAAAAATCGGATGCTTTTAGAAAAATTGTCAAAAATATAGGAAAATCAATTAAAAATTTTTTACAAGAAGCAATAATAGCAATTTCACCTTTTATAAATACACTTGGTAACAAATTAAAAGAATTAGGGAGAGCTGTAATTCCATTATTAAAAGCATTTGGAGATTTTGCATCAACGCTAATGAGTAAAATTGGACCTGCAATTTCGATTTTATCAAGTAATGTTTTAGCTGGTTTTATATTAACTTTTACAGCTATTGTAGAAGCTGTTAAATCTGCTGTAGTTACAGCAACAGGCGTATTGCAAGGTTTAACATTGGCTATAAAAGGAGTTTTTGATATTGTTGGAGGGATAATAAATGGTGATGGAAAACAAGTAACTAACGGGCTTAAATCTATTTTTAAAGGGATTATAGATATTGTTAAGTCATTGTGGAGTGGGTTAGTAGATTTTGTGACATCACCAATTCAAGCTGTAGTCGATATTTTGGATACTAAGTTTGGCAAAAAAGTGGAAGGCATAAAGAAAAAATGGAATGAATTAAAAGACTTTTTAAAAAATCCTACTAAAGCAGCTCCAAAAGTTCAACCTGTTAATTTATCTAGCGAGAAAGCATCAAGCGAACTGCAAACTTCATCAAATGGAGCAAAAGCATATATAAGCTCATTAGGTCAAAAAATAGGAGAAGGTATTGGGAAAATTAAAGAGAAATTTGGAGAACTCAAAACATCTGCGACAGAAGTATTTAATAATATAGTATCTTTCGTAGGAGGCAAAGCAACTGAATTAAAAGATAAACTTTTAGAAGGCATAAAACCTGCTATAGATACATTTAAAGGGTCATTAAGTAATTTAAAAGAAGTTTTTGGAGATTCTTTAGATAGCATAAAAGAAGCTTTTGGAGGTTTAAAAACTGTATTTGATGAAAATATTAAAACGCCTTTCGAAAATTTAAAACAAAAAGTTTTAGAAACAAAAGAAAGTTTAAAACCAGTTTTTGATAACTTAAAATCTAGCTTTGCAGAACTAGGAAAAGCTCTTGAACCAATAAAAGAAGCATTTAGTGGAATAAAAGATTTCTTTTCAAATTTGTTTAAGCCAATCAAAGATGATGGAGCAACTAAGACAACTAAAACCAATATGGATGAGTTAAAACAATCAACACAACGCGTTGGAACATCTTTCAAAGAGTTAGGAAATGCTTTTAACCAATTAAAAGAAGCAGCAAAACCTTTTATAGACTATTTAAAACAGATAAAAGATTCTTTAACATATACTCTAGGAGATATAGGCGGAGGATTACTTAAAGGCATAGCAACTTCTATAGTTTTAGTTATAACTTCTGTTATTAATGCAATTGCATCTATTATAAACGCTGTAGCAGGTGCTATAAAAGGTGTAATTGATATAATAAAAGGAATATTCGAAATCATAGGTGGGATAATTAGTGGTGATGGCGAAAAAATAAAACAAGGATTTTCTGATGTTTTTAAAGGTATTGGAGATGTAGTTAAATCATTATGGGAAGGTGTAAAAGGAGTTTTAGGAGCACCACTTAAAGCTGTTGTAGATTTTGTAAGTAATGGATTTTCAGAAAAAGTGGGTCAGGTAAAACAATGGTGGACTGATTTAAAAGCTAATGTAAGTCAAAAAATAAGTGGATTTGTTAGTTTTATAAGTAATGGTTTTCAGCAAAAAGTTCAACAAGTTGGTTTATGGTGGCAAGGATTAAAGATTAAATTATCTGGAAAAATAAGTGGATTTGTAAGTCTTGTAGAAAACGGATTTAAAAGTAAAGTGGATTCAATTAAATCTGCTTGGGATTCTCTTAAAAAGAAACTTTCTACCAAAATAACTGGGTTTGTAAGTATAGTAAAGAGTGGAGTAAGCAATATATTAGACCGTTTTGCAGATGGTGGTGTTGCAAGTAAACCAAGTATTTGTGGAGAAGCAGGTCCAGAAATGGTTATTCCTCTTTCTAATAGTAAAAGAAGTAGAGCATTAAGTTTATATGAACAAGCAGGACAGATACTTGGAACTAAAGCAAGTAATAATGTTATTCCAATATCTCAAAAATTAGGAACTAGTTTTAATTCTACAAGTAGTGTTCAAAATAGTACTTCTAATATTATTAATAATGTTAGACAATTTCCTACCAAACAAGAAGAATTTAATAATACAGAAAATAGAATTTATCAAGAAGCTCAACCACAAAACATAATTTCTAGTGGAAGTAATGCGATTAATGTTGGTGGAATATCTATAAATATTCAAGAGAGTAATAACAAGGAAGAAATGATACAAGAAATAATGTCTCAAGTAGAAAATGGGCTAAGAGAAGCATTACAAGATATTGGATAATGTCGAATTATTGTTAAAAAAATCCTCTTTATAGATGTTATAATAATTTTAGTAAATCATTATAAAGGAGGATATCATGGGGTTATTTAGGAAAAAACAAACAACTGAAATGAAAAATTACAAAATGATTCACTATTATGGTGGTCATCCAATATTCTCAAAAGAAATGGGATGTTTTATATATGTAGAGGATGATAAAATAGTAGTTAAAACAAATACATCTTTAGCTTCAAAAGAATTTAAAACAGTATTTGAAGTACCTTTTTCAGATATAAAAAAAGTTTCTGTTGAAAAAGAAGAAGAAGTTATCAGAAGATATACAGCAACTAGAATTGCTTTATTTGGACCATTTGCTTTGGCTATGAAGAAAAAACAAAAAAGTTCAAAAGAATATCTGATAATAGAATGTAAAGAATTTATTTTAAGCTTTGGAAGTCCTATTTCATCTCTTCCAAACCCTATAAATAGTCAAGTATGTGAAATGGTTTATAAAGGGTTAACTAAATATAGAGAAAACAATGGTAACAATAAAAAAATTACAATAGAAGATGGAAGTATACAACAAGTAAAAGGATTAAAAGAGTTATTAGACATGGGAGCAATAACAGAGGAAGAATTTAATAAGAAGAAAAAAGAATTATTGAATTTATAACAAGAGAAAATAAACAAGTATAAACATACAAAGCACTTGAATATTCTGTTGTTTCAGGTGCTTTGTTTATTAAAAAATGGTATAATATAGGTGAGAGTTATATTAACTATGTGGTATGTAAATCCCATAGAGCCAACATATTTGAATGTCTCCAACTTTTTATATTAACTAAGTGGTATGTAAAGGTATCCTTTGCAGTTAGCCCTAAAGCAGTTAAACCAATTTTATATTAACTAAGTGGTATGTAAAGATTCCAACTGTCAATCCAAAAGCAGCTAATTTAGGTGATTTTATATTAACTATGTGGTATGTAAATGTTACAATATATATGGGTTCAGCTATGGACTTTATGAGTTTTATATTAACTATGTGGATTCAAAATTAAATAGAAAAAAGAAGCACTTACTTTTTGGTAGGTGTTTTTTTATACAAAAAATCAAAGGAAGTGAATATATGGTAAGAAAACTGCGGTGTAATGTTAAAAAATACTTTAGAAAGGAAGTGATAACTTGGTAATAGACATATACCTAAAAAATGAAAAAGAAAAAATAGATTTTCATTTTCCAGTAAATCCACAAGATTCTTTATCTATTAAAAAAGAAAAAAGGTTTGAAACTGTAGATATAGTAAACTTAGGTGAATTTGATATAAAAAAAGAAGGGGAGAAGATAAGAGAAATATCATTTAAAACATTTCTGCCTAACTTATATGACGCTTCTTATTGCAGATACAGTGAGTTAAAAAATCCAATTGAAGTAGTTGCAATGCTTGAAAAATGGGTAGACCAAGCTGAACCTTTACGATTAATAATAACTGGTTTTGGTTACAATGGATTAGTCACAATATCTAGTTTTAGCAATACTCAAACAGCAGGAAGAGAAGAAGATAGAGACATTGAGATAACATTTAGAACTTACAGAGAACTGAAGATAGAGACATTAAAAAAAGAGACAAAAAGTAATACTAAAACAGATTTAAAAGATAATAGACCTAATACCCAAACTAAATCTAAAATATATACTGTTAAAGCAAGTGATACATTATATAAGATAGCTAAAAATCTCTTAGGTAAGGGTTCAAGGTGGCCAGAGATTTATAATATACCCGAAAACAAAAAAGTCATTGGTAAAAATCCTAATATAATTAAAAAAGGACAAAAGTTGGTGATACCTTCTAAATGAAAATAATATTAAATGGAAAATATGATATTGCAAATTTTAACGAGGGAATAACATTAAGTGAGGCTATAGACGGGGTTGCGTACAAGATGGATGTATCTTTAGTAGAGCCTAAACAACTCCAAGATATAAATATAAAAAAAGGTGATAAGATAGTTCTTATTGATATAGCATATGAGAGTAAAAAAGAAGAGGCGATATTTGATGGGGTCATATGGGAAATTAGGAGAAGTGAAAAGAGTAAAAAACTGACACTATCTTGTAGAGAAAGAACAGTTTACATGGAAGAAAGTGAAGAACAATATAGTTTTAAAGAAAATACAGCGACACAGAGGATTGAGTACTACTGTAAGCAATGGAATATACCTTACTACAATCTAGCGAACACTTCTGTAAAACTTGCTAAAGTAATACATAAGACAAATATACTAGATATGATTAAAAAGGACTTAAAAGAAACAGCAACAAAAGGTGGAGACTTATTTAGAGTAAGGATGGATAATAAATTAAAATTATTTAAGCTTGGTACTAATGCAAATGTATATAAATTAGATAGTATATTAGAAGATGCTAACTTTACAAGTAGTTTTAATGATGCAGTAACAAGTGTAAAAGTTTTAGGTAAGAGTAAAGACGAAAATACAAAAGCACCTGTGGTTGGAACTTATAAAAAAGATGCTGATAAGTTTGGAACTCTACAAAAGATTAAGCAGGATGAAAAGATAAAAAATGCTAAAGAAGCTAAGAAAGCAGCAGAAGCAATGTTCAATAGTGGAGAGGAAACAATAAGTGTAGATTGTGCAGTAGATATAAATAGAATAAGAGCAGGTGACAAGGTATCTCTAAAAGAAAAAGAATATTATGTTATAGATGTCACTCATACATTAGACTCTACACCAAAAATGAAATTAAATGTTGGAACACTAGATTATATAAGGAGGAAATTTTATAATAATGACTGATGCTAGATTTAATGGAGTTGCTAGAATATTGAAAGAAAAAATGAATAAAAGTGTTAATGATGGAGTATTTGGAATGGGTTGCGAACTTGCAGAGATAACAGCAAATGGGCTTAAAGTTAGTGGCTATAAAGATGAAATACAGGACTATCTAGTATTAGAGAATTTAACATTAAAAGAGGATTATTTTACTTTTTCAGATGAAGCTTCAAGCGGAGAATATAGACATAAACATAAAATAGAAACTCCAAAAGAGTTGAAACCACTACGTATAGGTGATAACGTGTTAGTAGCTGTTATGGGAGCTGAATTTGTAGTAATTGGGAGGGTTGTAAATGCCAAACCTATTTCCTCAAAGTGAAACTTTTGAAACTGTAGAATTAAAAAATAATAATGAGAATGAACTGGACCTAAAGGGTTCTTTTTTATTTGATTTTGTAAAAGGTGAATTTGTTAAAAATGCAGATGGAACATTAAAAAGATGTGATAAAGTCCAAGCATATAAACAATGGTGTCAAAAGGCTATATTAACACCTCGATATAAAAGGTCAGCTTATTCTAGTGTATATGGTAGTGAAATAAAAGACTTAATAGCTAGTAACTTATCTCAAAACGCAAAAGAGCTTGAAATAACTAGATTAATAAAAGAAACTATTTTAGTTCATCCTTACACAAAAGAAGTAGGAGAATTTAGTTTTAATTGGTTGGAGAATAGCAGATTAGTAGAATATGAATTTGATGTGTTAACAATAGATGATGAGAATATAACAATAGACGGAAACATAAAAAGGTAGGTGATTATTACATGGAAAGAGAGCTACCTATACCAGTATTTTTAACCGAAGATGAAGAAACTATTCATCAAAGGATGTTAAACAACTTTCAAGATGTTTCTACATTAGAAGGTGACTTTATCTATGATGCAACAAGACCTACAGCAGAGCAGATAGCTGAATTAAAACAACTAGGATTACAAAATAATTTAAAGATAGCATTTCCTCAAACTAGTTATGGAGAATACCTAGAATGGTTGGGAGAATGTAAAGGAGTATTTAAGAATCAACCAACTAAATCGGTTGGTATGATTACATTTACAGGTGTACAAGGTACTATAATTACAAAAGGAACTATAGTAACTACTGTTGCAACTGATGAAAAGCAAAGCATAGAGTTTGAGCTTCTTGAAACTAAAACTATAGGAGAAAATGAAACAGTAGATATTAAAGCAGAATGTAAAGAAAGTGGAACTATAGGGAATGTGTCTAAAGGTAGTATATCCGTTTTACTAGGTTCTATTAGTGGTGTTAAATCAGTTACTAATAAAGAAGATTTCAGAGGTGGAACAGATATAGAAGATGAAGAACATTTTAGAGAAAGAGTTCTTGTAGCAGAGCAAGAAGATAAACTTAGTGGAGCTAGTTCAGATTATATTCGTTGGGCTAAAGAAGTTGATGGAGTTGGATATGCTTATGTAGTTCCAGAATGGGCTGGAGCAGGGACAGTAAAAGTATTAATACTAGATAAAAATAGGAAAGCAGCAACACAAGAATTAATAGATAAGGTCCAAGAATATATATACCCAAATGTGGAAGAGGGTCAAAATCGAAACGGAAAAGCTCCTATAGGTGCTATTGTAACTATAGCTACTCCACAAACATTACTAATTAATGTAAAAGCTAGTTTTGTGTTTTCAAATGGATTTAGTCAAGAAACTGTGCTAAATATCTTAAAAAATAAAATAGACAAATATCTCGATAAAATAGATATTGGAGGTACTGTTTCTTATAATGCAATTTATTCACTAGCAGGTTCTATGATGCTTGCAGATGAAGGAATACAAGATTTTTCTAACTTAACAATAAATGATGGAACAACAAATATTATTTTAAATGACCAAGTTGTTGGAATAGGTGAGATAATCAATGAGGTGATAGCGTGATAACTTCTAAAAAGGGTAGAGAAATGCTTCTAACATTATCTCCTATTTATGAACAATCTTTAGTTATGAACTCTATATATGAAGCTATAGGAAGCGAATTTGATAATTTAGAATTATTAAATAAAGAAATAGAACTACAATTATTTCCTCAAACTGCGACATGGGGTTTGAGCTTTTGGGAAAATAGAGTAGGATTGATTACTAACTTAGATGAAGATATGGAAACTAGAAGAAGAAAAGTCATTGCTAAGCTTCAGAGTAAATATATTATGACACCTAAGCGAATGTCTATGATATTGCAGTCTTACACAGGTGCGGATATAAAAATAAATGAAAACATATCCCCATATACTTTTAGTGTTGAGCTAACTAGCACTCAAGGTTTTCCTAGAGATTTAGAAGATTTATATAAGAGAGTAAATGTTATAAAGCCTTCTCATTTAGCTGTAAGTTATAAGTTAGTATCTTTATTGAAAAGTAAAACCTATTTTGCACAAACAGCAATTATGAGCGAAGAAATAACTGTATATCCTCACACAAGTAAAGAAGTAAAAGCAAGTGTTAAAGCTAAGTTTGCATTAGCTCATAACATGAGTTCAGAAACGTTAACAGTATATCCAAAAGGAGGTGGTACGAATGGCTGATGAACAATTTTACACAATACTAACAAACATAGGTAAGGCTAAGATTGCTAACGCAGGAATGTTAGGTAAATCAGTGGTACTAGATAAGATTCAAGCAGGTGATGGAGGAGGAAACTATTACAATCCAACAGAAGACCAAACAGCATTAAAAAATAAAGTTTGGGAAGGTAATATAAATGCTTTTGACAAGGATGAAAATAATCCTAATTGGATTATTGCAACAGCATGTGTACCTGGTTCAATAGGTGGATTTACAGTTAGAGAAATGGCTCTTATAGATAACGAAGGCGATATGATTGCAATTTGTAAAAGTCCCGAAACGTACAAGCCAAAAGTTGGTAATGGAGCTATGAAAGATTTATACTTGAAATTTATCATAGAAGTATCTAATGTAGAGAAAGTGACATTAGTTGTTGACCCAACTGCAATATTTCTGACTAAAAAAGATGAGGAAAAAATCGTAGCAAGTATCAGTAAGTTAGACACTAAAATAGATACAACTAAAACAGAATTAAAAAGCAACATAGAAACTGCTAAAACAGAGTTAAATGGAAAAATAGGGGATACAACACTACTTGAAACAACAGATAAAACAAATATAGTTAGTGCATTAAATGAGGTAAAAAGTAGTGTAGATAGTATAGAAACAACAGCAGAGAAAACAAGTATAAAAGATACAGATAATTTATTTACAAGTGACAATGTAGAGGGAGCATTAAAAGAGTTAGTTGAAAATTATAATACATTATCAGAAAAACAGAATAATTTAGAAACAGAAGTAAATGGGCAGAGGGCTAAAGGCATTACAATAGCAAATAATTTAATAGATATGATATAAGCGAGGTGAAAATATGACAGAAAAATTAACTGATAATGCTAGTCTAGGAGAACTTATGACAGCATTACAAAGTATACAAACTGACTTTCAAGGTGGCAAAAATAATATAGCTAGTGCATTGGGTAGTCCTTTTATTGGAACAGATAAATTTGGTACAACTAAAACAAAAATAGAAACATTAAAAAATGTATTAGTGGAGACAATTAATTCTAAAAATGTTTCAGCAACATCATCTGAGACATTTACTAATTTGATTGAAAAAGTCAACTGGATTTTTCAATCAATAGAGCTTTTTTCTTTAAAAGATAAAGTTTATACTTCACAGTTAAATACTCCAAGTATTGCTTATAATGAAGCATCTAGTACAAAAAGTGTATTAAGATTCGAAGGAAGAATTGCTGCCGTTAAAATGAATGCTAATTATGCAACAGCAAAAATAGAAATACTTTGTGGTAACAAGAAGGAGTCTTTTTCTGTTACTGATAATACACCAAGTGCTTCTGCTCGTACCCTAACATTTACAAAAGATATTATTGTTGAGAAGGGTATGAATATAAAAGTACAAATATTATTAATATCTGTAGGAGCAGGAAATTTGGATGGTTCATATGCAGCTCGTGCAGAAATAGAAAAATTGACAATATTAAGGTAGGAATAAATTATGAAAAAACAAGTATATTATAATTCTTTAGATGAAAAAGAAAAAATAATTAGTGAAAACTCTAATTTATATGTTATAGAAATATATGAAACTTTAAATGAAAATTATTTAGTGTTATCAAGTAGTCCAATAGAAGATGAAAAACTTAGTTATGAAGAATTAGAAAATGAATTATTAATTATGACTAATGAATTACAAGGAGGATTATTATAATGAGTATAAATAATGTTGTAGTAAGAATATTAGCAGAGAGGATTTTAAGTAGAGGCTTAAATCCTTTAAAAAATCGAGAATTTGAATTAGATGATGTGACTAACACAGAGTATAGAAAAGCAGTAGAGGATTATATTATAGAACATAGTGGAGCAATAGAAGGAACAGAACCTACAGTATAGGTTCTTTTTTATTTCAATTAATTAGGAGGCTTACATGAATGAAGAACTTTTCAAAGAAAATTTGAAACGACATGAAGTAACAATAAATAAACATAATGATGAAATAGACGAATTAAAAGTAGCAAATATAGAGTCTAAAGCAGAGTTAAAGGCATTGTGTGAGAACTTAAACTCACTTACAAGTATGTTAAAGTGGTTGATTGGAACAATGATTACAACACTAGTAGGATTCTTTATATTTGCAGTTCAGAAAGGAATATTTTAACTAGGAGGAAAATAAAAGATGGATAATTTAATAAGTTTTATACCAGAGCAGTTGCTAATTTTAGTGGCTGCTCTCTCTATTATAGGTAAAGGTTGTAAAAAATATAAACAACTAGATAATAAATACATTCCAATTATATTACTTGTGTTGGGAATCGGATTTTCTATTTGGATGCTAGGGTTTAGTCCTAACGCAGTCTTACAGGGAATAATTTGTTGGGGTATATCAATAGGTATAAATCAAACTTACAAACAACTAAAGGAGGAAAATAAACAATGAAAATAGCAATAGTACCAGGACACACTTTAAGTGGAAAAGGAACAGGAGCAACCGGGTATATAGACGAAGGAAAAGAAAATAGAATACTAACTGATTTAATTGTAAAATGGTTGAAGCAAGGTGGAGCTACTGTATATACTGGAAAAGTAGATAAATCTAGTAATTACTTAGCAGAACAATGTCAAATAGCAAATAAACAAGATGTAGACCTAGCCGTACAAATCCATTTCAACGCAAATGAAACAACACTAAACGCAATGGGTACAGAGACAATATACAAAACTAATAATGGCAAAGTGTATGCAGATAGAGTAAATACTAAATTAGCAACTGTATTTAAAAATAGAGGTGCAAAATCGGACGTAAGAGGGCTTTACTGGCTTAGTCATACAAAAGCTCCAGCGATATTAATAGAAGTGTGCTTCGTAGATAGTAAAGCAGACACAGATTATTACATTAAAAATAAAAATACAGTTGCAAAACTAATAGCTGAAGGTATATTAAATAAAAAAATAGATAACGAGGGAGTTAAACAGATGTACAAACATACAATAGTTTATGATGGAGAAGTTGACAAAATCCCTGCAACTGTAGTTGGTTGGGATTATAATGATGGTAAAATATTAATATGTGATATAAAAGATTACGTACCAGGTAAGACAGAAAATTTATATGTTGTAGGCGGTAGAGCATGTGAGAAGATTGGTTCTATTACTAAAGAAAATTATACTATGATAAAAGGAAATGATAGATTTGATACTCTTTATAAAGCGTTGGATTTTATTGATAGATAGATTAGAAATTTATCTATACATTACTTACACTTCATAGACTATTATAGGTATAAAAAGAGGTATATTATATATAAGTTATAAACTATATACAAGAAGATTTTAAATAACAAGAGAAGAAAAAAGATAACTATTTTAGTTATCTTTTTTTATGCAACTAGATGATTTTTTTAAATCATTATATTTAAATAAATTTGTTTTCATATAATAAAGGTAAAACAAACTATAAGTATTAGATAGTTGAGAATATAGCATATATAGATATTAATTTAAAAAGATATATGTAAATATTTTACAAAAAAGTAATAATATATCATAAATTTTATTGCAAATCTACAAGTTAATATATACAATATGAGTATAACTATTATTATTTAACAAAATAGAATGGAGGTGTAATATATGTTTTATGCTAAATATGATGCTATGGATGTTGCTGAATATATTTTGTGGTATTGTGAAAATGAACTAAAGAGACCCATAAGCAACTTACAATTGCAAAAAATATTATATTATGTTCAAGGAGAATACTTAGCTACACATGATGAACCTCTGTTTGATAATAAAATAGAGGCTTGGGCATATGGTCCTGTAGTTCCAGATGTTTATTATTCATTTAATAAATTTAGAAGCAGAGAAATAAAAGGTGTAATTCCAGAACGAAGATTGTTATTTGAAGATGATGAATTAGAATTGATCCAAGGAGTAGTTTGTGAAAGAAGTAGTATTGATGTTTGGGATTTAGTTAGTCAGACTCATGAAACAAGCCCTTGGCAAGATAATTATATAGAAGGAAGAAATATGGAAATATCTAATTGGGATATAAAAGATTATTTTAACAATAATTAATAGGGAGAGAATATGAGGCTTGTATCAGATGAAGTTGTAAAAGAGGTTATTTTAAATTTACAAAAGGGTGATTTAGAATCACTTAACAAAATGAAAGTTACAGGTGATAAACCTAGATATCATTATATTGTAAGAAGTATAAAAAATATAGACCCAGAAGTTAGAGAGTATATATGTAGCAATGGAGAAAGATATTTAGATCAAGATGAATCTCTAGATGAAAATATAGCTAGAATAGTAACTCATATATTACTAGAGATACCTAGGGCAGATGAGTTTGATAGATTTAAACAACAGGCAGAGAATTCGCAAGGACAGTTAAGAATTTTAAAAAATCAAATGATGGCTGAGAGAAATCAAATTGAGAATCACGAAAAAAAGATAGAAAAAGTTCAAAGTGAATTTATAGCGATATTAACAATATTTTCAGCTATAATTATAGCATTCTTTGGAGGAACACAAATTTTAGGAGAAGTTTTAAGCTCTATAAAAAATTCTAATTTTTACGTGCTAATAATGATTACAATCGTAATTGGTTGCATACTCTTTAATGTTATTTATATGTTGCTATATACAGTATCGAAGATAATAGAAAAGAATATTGGAATTAATATAAATAAAAAGAAGTGTGTTGAGTGTGAAAAAAATAGTAGTTTGAGTTGCTTGATAACTAAATATCCTGTACCTTTTTTCTATAATTTATTTTCTATGATAAGCTTTGCAGTAATATTTATATTCTATAATTTTGAAAAATATGGATTAGATATGTATGCTTTTAATAGTTTAATATGGATGATAGAAACGAAACATTTTGTAAATATAGTGGGTATTGTTTTTGGATTAGTTGTAGTACTTGTTTTAATCTCGTTTGGATTAAAATGGTTATATAATAATAAAATATGTACTCATGTCAAAAAAGTTCAAAAGAAGGAATCAAATGAGAGTGAAGATGAATCAGAACCATCACCAAGTGTAGGATGATAATTTAATAGATAGGTTGAAGGTAACAACTGGAGATAGTTGCTACCTTCTTTTTTTATTCAAGTATTAGTTTTTACAGAGTTATATATTTTTTTCTAATTAGATAATAGGATATTATTGTTACAATTGATACTAATATTACTGATATTATTGCAGTATCAAGTCTTCTTATTAATAAGCCCATTATTATGTATTCTAAACCTAGTAAATATTGATAAAATATTTCTAGTTTAATAGTTTTTTCTCTATCTATGCTTCCATATTTTAATTCTAATTTATTAAGATATCTATCTCTAAGATAGTTAAATTTATGTTTAGTTAAGTCTTTTATTGCATTCCCTATGATAAGTATTATTCCCAAAAGTAAAAATACTCCATTCCAAAAATTCATATCACATATCTCCTTTATAATATAATTTTACATAATCACCAATTCATATATTAGATTTCCTAATAAAAGTATAGCAGTATAATAAGTATAAAGAGTATCTAAAATATTACAAATATTAACAGGACACATAAAACTATATAGTATAACCTGTAACAATAAAACGAACGAAAATTATCATACTAAAACATAAGACATGTTATAATTATATTGCATATTTCATAAATATACATTTAAAGCACTCTTTTTATCTGAGTGCTTATTTTTTTGAAATTCATTAATGTATAAATTATCAAGAACATTACTCAACACATCTTAGAATTGATTTAAATAGCTCTTTTTAACAACATAAATTATATGATATAATAAAAAAATAGAAGTGTACTCGCAGTACACTTCTATAGTTGCAATTAAGCATTCTCTTGGTGGGGAGTGCTTTTTTCATTTCTCCAAACAACATTGTTTACTTCATCAATAATTATCAAATCAATCTCAATGTCTCTTAAAATCTCTGTTGCAGTACAAATTAGATTATCTAAGTCAAAACTTCGAGTTATCTCTAATTGCTTGTTATTTACAATTCTTCTAAGTATATAAGTTTTAAAGCACATTTATATTATTATCCTTTCTCACAAAGGTATTTTAATTAATTTTTTAACATAATGCCATTTAAATGTAGATAAAACTAAAAAGGGTTACTCTAGAAAATAATGTCTATCTAATTATACTTACTTACCAATACCATCACTTGGTGCAAGCAAGATTCTACCACATTTTCTCCGTACTCTAGTATAAAATCATCTAACTGTGTATCTAAAAAATTACAATAATCATGTGAACTGCTAATATAAGCAGTCAGTACATGTGTACATTTATCCATTTTATTTTTAAACATATAAATTATTATCCCCCTAAAAAACTTTCATAAAAACAAAAAGAACAATATCTCTTTGGCAACTGGCTGACATAACTCATAAGATATTTATATAAGTCTTAGTCCCTATAGCTTTGCGTCACTAAATTTCTCTAGTTTTGCCTATTTAGTCTTATTCTACAACTAAAATAATACA